CCGCCACCACCGGGACCGCCACCACCGGGACCGCCACCACCGGGACCGCTGGGCTGGCCGCCTCCCGCTGCGCCCGGCAGCGGCTGCGGTGCTCCGCCTTGGCCCTGTACGGGCGGCGGCACTTCCGGTACGGAGCCCGGCGGGTGGTCCGGGTGCGTGACCAGCACGGGCGGCGGGTTGTCGAGAAAAATACCGCCATCACCGCCGCCGATCGCACGCGAGCGCGCGGTGAAGCGGGCAATCGTGCTTTGCCGACCGGCTTCGATGGCGTCTTGAACGCCCTTCACTTCGTCTTTGCCCAGCCCCAGCGCCGACGCATCAAGGCCCAGCTCTCCGGCGCGCTGCGCAATCGGCGCCAGCCGGTCGCTCATGGCCTTGTCGTTGTAGCCTTTCAGCCCGTCCATAACCGAGCGCATTTGCTCTTGTGTCATCTGCGACAGGTACGGCTTGACCTGATCGCCCGTCAACGTATTGACGCCGCCGGCATAGTTCGAAATGATCTTATCAAGCACGGCTTGTACGGCGCCGCGCTTGCTGGTTTCGATATTGAGCAAACCGCTTGTCGCGCCGCCCGAACCGCCGCGCAGCATGCTGGCGAGCCCTTCGGCGATGCCTTGCTGTACGTTAGGGTTGGTGTTCAAATACGTACGGTTGCCCTTTTCATCCACGGCGCCAGATGCCGGGATTGCGTTGCCCTTGGCATCCACCGTCGCAATCGAATAGAGGCGGTTAAAATTGCGGTCTTTTTCCAAGTCGGTCTTTGGCACCGCTGCGGCAGTTTCTTCGCCAAACTGCTTGCGCTGATCCGCGTTGGCGTAATTGAACTTGGTCCCCAGGTCGCGAATGTCGCCTTGACCGTTCACGGTGTACACGCGCTTGCCGTTGATCCGCGACCACGTACCGTTGTTGATCGCCTGTCCGCTTTCAGTCGTCAACCGGCCGGCGTACGTCTTCTGTTCGTCGGCAGACATCGGCGTACCGTTGCCACGTTCGTCAATCTTGGCCTTGAGGTTTTCCATGCCGACGCGCGCTTGCCGGAGCTGTTCGCCTTCCGCCGGCTTGCTGGCGTTAAACGCGTCATAGCTTTCCGGCAGCTTCAGGCCCAGCGCTTCCAGATCGGTCAAGGTGCCGTCTTTGCGGAGCTGATTGAGCTTCGCGGTGTACTGGCCCTGATTTGGTACGGATGACAGGCTATCAAAGGCGAGCTGCGCATTGTTCAAATGCGTAGATGCGGCCTCGTGCACCTGATCTTGAATGGACGCGGCGCGCTGCGGATCGACTGCCGAAAGGCCCTTGAACGTCTTCAGATCGCCTTGCAGCGACTTGTTCACCGCAACCGAAACCCTGTCGTCGTGTGTGGCTTCGTCGGGCGCGTCGCCGGGGTTGAGCCCGAGGCTGGATGCTTCGGCGCGGCCCGCTGCGATATCGGCTTTCTGTTGCTTGATCTTCTGCAATTGCTCCGTTGCCGCCGGCACGAAGTCCCGCGCTTTTTGCACCGAAGCGGGGTCAAAAAGCTGAAGCATCGGATTGGTGGCGACGCTGTTGGCGCGCTGAATGCGCTGTTGCAGCGTGTCCGCGGTCTGGTCCAGCGGTGACGTGTTCGGGTCCGGTGGCGTGTAGCGCGGCCCGCCTAGCATGCTGCCAAACGACGGGGCGGATTGCTGCGGAGCCTGAGCCATCGGCTGCACGGGGGCCGGGGAGCCCGGCGGTACATCCGCGCCGTTGCTCCCCGGGTCTGCGCCGCCTCCGCCGATATAGTTCAAACCGCTCCCGAACGTGGCATTCTGGGCGCTGTCACCGCCGAACGTGCTTGCGTCGTCGCTAGCCATGGATCAAATCTCCGTGATTTGAACCGACGATAGCACGTTCGGGGCACAGCTATCAACTGCCCAAAACGGCCATCGTGTGGTGCAGCAGCTTAGCATGCTTCCGCAGCATGCGCGGGATTTGAATGCGCCACGGCTTGCGGAGTTTCGCTGCACGGGTCCAGTAACCCACGCGCGCCGCCCGTACTTGGTGCATGGCCCGCCCTAAGGCGAGCCGTCGTCTGTGTGCCTGCCGGCGCTGTTTCGCCGCGTGCGGGACGCGGCAAAACTTCCGTACGAGGTTGTCTTCAATTTCTTCGCGTGCCGCACCGCAGCACGCGCAAATGTTGTTAGCTACTTCAAAGCGATGTTTCATTCGTCGTCTCCTTCACCATCTTCGATTTCGTCGCAAATCATCCGGCCGTGTGTCTTGGTGCCGCAGAACGGCGCCCCAGCGGTGTCCAGCCACTTCGCAGTCGTACGGACGACGTAGCCGCAATCTATGCATTCGCACTTGAGCAATCGCGTTCCCTGCTTCTTCTTGGTGCGGTAAGCACGGAGCTGCTTGTGCGGCAGCGGGCCTGCCTTCTTCAAGATCGGCGCAATCCACTCCTTGAACGCCGCGCCTTCGGTGGTCGCGGTCATCTTGCCCTCAAGACCCAGGGCTTCGGCAACGCGCTTGAACGGCCGCTTGTGACCATGATCGATACCGACCGCGGCGTGGACGCACTCGTGAACCAAGATACCGGCGACGCGTACGGCTTCGTCCTGATCGGGCTTGACAAAGATTTCAAAGGTTTTGTCACCCGATGCCTTGCTGTCCCAGCACTCGCCGATGGCTTTGCCGCGGTAACCGTTCGACGTGAAACCGACGCTCAGGCGTATCTTGGCAGGGATGGGGGCGCCCAGCTCTTTGAAGCGGGGGCGGCTTTCGTCCATAACGAAGTTAAGCCATTCTTCGCGGGTTTGGAAATTGTTGGGCATGGGTCGCTCTCCAGCGGGGTTAAGATGGCCCTTTGTACGGCACCGTTTAAACGTTGTCAAGCGTCCATGTACAGTTTTATTCGCTTGTAGGTCTTATAGACCGCCGTTCGGGTCTTCCCGCACGGCTTTTGCAGCGTCACGTTGACGTAGCCTTCCGGCGTCATGCGGTCGGTAAATGTCCGTATCACGGTTTCGAGCGTGAAGAACAGCTTGTGACCCGGTTGCAGCTCACGCGCTCGGCGCAGTATCGCCGTCATTTCAATCGCATCACGGCAATGACAGGTTCGCCCATTGCGCGCCGTACGCACTTGATAAGCTCGATATCTTGGACAAGGTACGACGCGTCTATTTTGTACCAAGCAAGCCAACCGTCCTTTTCCTGTACGAGTATCCAAGTCACGCCGGTTCTGCCTCCACCTTAGACCAATGAAACCACGCCGTACCTTGCACGCTGTAAAACCACGTCGGCGAAGACGCGCCGGGGTGCTGTATGACCGCGGGGTCGTAAAAAGCGAGCCAGCGCACCCGTACGCCCATGCCTTCCACTTCCACGATGACGCCGTTGCTGCCGGACATTTCGTTCCGTATCACGTCGTCAACCTTGAGCTTGGAAAATTCCTGCACGTCCATTATTCGAGCCCCTTTTGTTGCATCCATGCGCGTACGTACGGAGTTAGAAACTCCGGTCGCAGATTTTCGCAGTCCGGCGCGTAGAGCGTCATATCGTATGCCAGTTCGTCTGCGGTCATGCCGTGGCTGTGCTCCCCAGGTTCGAAGTAGCCATTCGCGTACGCGTCGTCTAGAAGCGTGAACACCATTTTATGCACGGCCGGGTAGCGACGGCGACGTAGCGTGACGCTCATGAGTACAACCCAAATGAGCCAAGCACCCGCGATAACCATCAAACCGGCCCAGTACTTGCTATCCATTGTGCAGGTTCCTCCAAAGCACTACGGCGCAAAGCACGGTGACCGCAACGCCACCAATCGCAAACACTGACAGCGCAGCCCAGTGTTCCAAGTACCCGAATGCCTGCATGCCCCCGCCGAAGTCGTTCATTACTTCTTGCTCCGTACGACGCAAACGAGCCGCAGCCCAATATCGCGTATTAGTGCCTTGTACGTATCAACCTGCACTTCCGGCACGGCAACCCATTCAAGGTTACCGGTACCTTCGTAAACCAACGTTGCCGTATGAAGTTGGACCCAGATTTCGTTGGTCATGCCGACACCGCGATAACAACCCACCGTAGCCCAAGCGACGGGTACCACTTGCGCCAAAGCAGCGCTTCGGCGATGTCCTCCGTAATGGCGGTGCCGACCGCGTACATGACCTTGACGCGCTGGCCGTCGATCTCCCAGCGTTGGGCGTACGGCCGGTCATTCATCAGGGCGCTTCCTTGCGGCAGGTCTTCGTAATCCACTCGCGCCGCGCCGGTTCGCTCCTGGGCGCCATGGCGATGCAGTCACGTTGGAAGTCGGCGCGCGTATACGGCGCTGGGGGCGGGTCCGCGATGCGGCCCATGCCGCTCATATTCTGGGCCGATGCCAATCCGCCGAACGGGCCGAAGTAAACGACGGCGCACGCCAGCGCCACAAGTAGCCAGAATAATCGCATGTGGTTTGCTCCAAATGTGTTGGGTTGTACGGCGGGGCTTATACCCCGTCGTCCGCGAGCAAGTCAAGGATGCCCATAAGCACGCCGGCTAGCGCCGGATTAGTGCCGCTGGCATTACGGCACCGCGTACGGAGCCGGTTAATGTGGTCCTGCCGAGTGGCGTTGACAGCGCCGTATCTGGGCTGCTCCGCCTTCGTCAGATCGATTGTCGGCTTGTCGTCGCTCATTCATTTTCCTTCCGACAGTTCGGCTTGCCGTTGGTGGGCTCGTACGTGACGGTGTTAGCAAGCTGCGTTTCCCACGGGTACCGCTGCGCGGCGGCCCCGGCAGCGTATGGGTTGTCTTCCATGGCGGGCGCGCGCTTCGTCTCCAGCTCTGCAATGCGGTTCAACAGCTTGGTCTGTCGCACATGCAGCGTACGGATGGTTTTGATTAGCTCCGCCTTGGTGAAGCTGTTCCAGTTCACTTGCTCTTTCTTGGCCATGTTGCCCCTCACTTCTTCGCAGTCAGCTTCAGCGTAACAACCTTCGTCGGCGCCTTGACGTACGGCGCGCAAGCATCTTCGCCCAGGTCGGCGCGGAGCTGCTTGACATCGAAGTTGGCGCGTTCGCTGTGCGAAATCGAGCAGTCAAAGAACGTGCCGGCGAAGCTGGTCTTGCCGGTCGCCTTAAGCGCTTCGGTAAGCGCCTCCTCCTTCTGCTCCAATTCGGCGATCTGCGCCTTGATAAGCCCAAGTTCGTCAACGGCATTCGCCGAATTGAACAGTGCGGCTGCGGTGGCATCTTCAGCGGTGTTAATTTGGATGGTCATTTGTCGCTCTCCAGCGGTTTGTGTGTACGCAATATGGACCCGTACAGAACCGCCGTCAAGCCCTATTTTTGCAAAATGTAAAATTTCTTCGTCACGTTGTCGCGCATCACCTTGGCGCGCTGCCCGGCGTCGTTCACCCAGATGGCGTTTCGATTGTCCCGTACGAAGCCGCCGTCAATAAGCGCCTTTTCCGCCTGTACGATACGGTCGTACTGGATGGTTGTGGGTGCGTTCATAGTCTTTCTCCCATTCGTGCGCGTGCATCAGCTCAACAATGGCCATGTACTCACGAGATATCACGAAAATGTGTTGCCAAGCTTTAATCCGTGTTGCCCTCATTGGTCGGCCCCCGCCGTTGACTTAGCAGATATTGGTCATAGTCCTGTTTGCCGTGCCCGCCGAACGCCGCTGCGATTTGCATGTTTTCCATCGGACCGTAGCATTTCGGACAGCGCGGTATCGAGCGCAGCATGGATGGATGCTGTACGACGTGGTTACATGCTTCGCATTTGTACGGGCGGTAACTCACGCAACCAGCTCCCATGGATACGCACGGCGCCGCAGCATGACCCAGGACGTGCCTTTTTGTTGGTGCGATACGCCGTGACCAAATAGCGGTTCCCACCAAGGCGCGAGCAGTTCCAAAACCGTCTTCAGCCGAATTGAATGCTCACTCCACTTGAGGGCCCTCAAACCGTGTACGGTCGCAACGCGGTGCGCTTCCTTGCCCGTCCCCTCAACAATGCCCCTGATTTGCGCATGGGTCCAATGACCGTAGTTACGCACCATGTTGCCGCTTGCGCCAAAATTTTCATGCGGCGGATCGAACACAATCAAATCGAACGGCCCCGCGATCTCCGCCGGCAACGCTCGTGCGTCCGCAACGATATTTGGTTTGACTTCCGGCCGTACGTCAATGTAAAGCGCGTCACGGTGCGACTTGTCAAACCAGATAGCGCGGTTGCCGGCGGACACGTCCAAAATTTTCATGCCGTCATCTTTTCCATGCGCTTGCCGTACTTCCAAGCTGCCTCAGTGCTCATGCCGAGCAGCCACGCCAACTTGCCTCTTTCGCGATCTTCGCAAATAGCGTCCCAGTGCATCACAGCCGCTTCCCCGTTGATTGGCGACGCTGCCATGGCCAACCGTAGCGCGTGACTGGCCGGCTCCTGGGCGGTCTTCAAAACGCGAACCATTCGCTTGGTACGCTCAAAGCTCGATTTGGGCAAGCCGCTTGCGGCAACTAAATCGTCCACAACGGAGGCCAACAGTCCGCCGCAAACTTCCGCCAGCTCCATAGGCATGCCCGCCTGTCTGCAAGCCGTCGTCAAAGCTGTGCTTTCCTTCCGTACGAATGGCCGTATCCGTGCAATCTCTTCACAAGCCGATTGCATCGCATACTGTGAAAGCCGGGTAGCCGGTAGGTTCATTTCTGTGCCCTAGTTACTCTTTGTGCCTATGGTGCTTCGTCTCTTTGCAAACCCTATCCTTGCGTGCCCCAGCGGTCAAGCGGTCGGGGGCACGCCCCCAAAGGGGTTGCCCCCTCCCTACGGGAGTTAAGATGACTGGCAATTGCACTGTCTTAGGACTGTCCCAAGATAGTCCCCTGACTACCAATGCACAGCACCATAACGGTTTCCCAGGGGCATCCCCATAAGGATGTAAGTTATTCCACCATGGGACTTGACAGACATTTGAAACGTGCTATTGTCCGGATATCGAAGCAAACCGCTGGAGAGCGACAAATGACCAAGACCCTTACCAACATCGTTTTCTTTGCAGCGGAGCCGGTTGAGATCGTTGGGTACGAGCAAGAGTGCGGTTGCTCGCATTGCGGCCGCCCGTTAAAGGTTGGCGTGCGCCTTGCCGGCTTCCCGGGTGCTTTCGGCGCCGACTGTCTTGCCAAGGCCGCTACATCGCAAAACTACTACGGCAAGAAATGGCGCTATGATGCGGCAACACTCCGCGAGCGCGGCATCATCGCCGGCAAGGGCCAAAAAGCTATCGATCGCCACGGCTTCAACGCTTCGCATTTTCGCTTCGTCCTTAAAACCCCGCTTCAAAGCATATAGGAGGGCTGACGACATGCATTTCGGCATCGGACTAATCGCTATCGTCGGCCTGGTAGCGTTCGCATTCGGCGAGCGCACGGCCCGTACGATTGTGCAAATAGCGCTGCTCGCCACGCTCGGCGCATTCGCGTACGTCATGTATATTGTCGTCAACGGAGCAATTTAATGGCCACAGAATTTAGGCTCGTACGCCGCGCAATCACACTAACCAAAACCGGCGTCAAGGTGCCGTTCCTCGATTTGTCGATTGGTGCTCCGTTCTACGCACACGGCAAGTTTTGGACCCGTACGGACACCGATGCCGGAACAGAACTGTGCAGTTCTACAGACGAAAGCCCTAGCCGATCATGCTGCAATTTTTTGATCGACGGCACTGTGTATTCTGTAAGATGCTGGCCGGGTCACCAATGCGAAGAAGTCGAAACAGTGGAGATTTGTTGAATGAGCTTTACGAGAGGCGAACGCATGCGCGGCGGCTTTGCGAAACCCGGCGAGCTGCCCATTGACGTACCCAGCCGGCACAACCGTGAAGGATGGGTGGAAACCGCCCAACACGACAGCGTTCAATTGAACGGCAAGCAATACCGGCACATGAAAGAGTGGCAACGGCCGTGCGCGATATGCGGAGAGAAATACTCCGTGTTCGAAAAAGTCGGTCAAGTAGACGCCAATTCGCGTTTCAGCAACCGTACATGCGACCTGCATCGGGGCTTGTTGCCGGCTTTCGAAAAAGGTTTTATTGCGTGGGACAGCACCGTGCGTTGCGTGGTGGCAGGTTTCGCGTGTACGGGTGTCGGCGAGCCTGATAAGCTGCGTATGGCTAACAGCACCATGAAGGAGGAACTAGCCGGGCTGTACTCACGCAACAGCGAACTGTTCAGCGAAGTCCAAGTCTTGAAAGCCCGGCTCGCGCAATACGAGCTGCCGGCGGCCATGCGCGCCATAGGCTGCGAAACGGTACAAAATACCACGGGTAGCAATTTGACTTATCCGTGGCAATCGTCGTAAAGCAAAGCCCCCGACGCGGCTAACGTCGGAGGCTTCACCCGGGGCCCTGAAAGGCTCGCCAACCACGCTGGGGGCGTGATTGCCGTTACCTTCTACCATCCAAGAATTTTGGGAGCAAGCCCGCGCAAGGGGGCTTTTTCCGCTAGCTATCGCAAGGGGCTCTAAGGCCCCGATCGGAGACGGCTGGAATGTTTGGACATCACCAATACCCCACCCAGGCGCCGGCAGCGTCGGGCTCCGATGCGGAGACGGCGGTCTTACAGCATTCGACTGTGACGTATCAAACCCCGAAATGTCTGGGCGTCTCTTACAGGCGTTCCGTAGCGTGCTTGGCCCGGCTGTGCCCGTGCGATGGGGACGGAAACCGCGCTTCCTGATACCGTTCTTTCTAAGAGACGCGCCCGTACAAGGCCGCACCTTCACGTTTCCGGACGGAGACAAGCTTCAATTGATGGGCGGCCAATTCGTCGCCTTCGGCCCGCACAAAGACACCGGACAACCGTACGAATGGGAGAATTGGGATGCAGATTGGCCGCAAATCACGACGGCGCAACTCCAGCAAATACTGTCTGAAGTACCTGCACGAGCTGAAACGTCTTTACGTTTTAGTGCTGAGCACGAAACCGCCAGTGTTGACGAACTGCACGAAGCCAAACCTAGAACGCAAGACGAATGGCAAGCCGGCCGCGACGCCACTAAGCGCTATTTAGGACTGCTCAAACAGGACTTGATGGGCCGTACGGAAGGCCGCGGCTCCACAATCTTTTCGCTTGTCGGGGTGCTGAAGTTCGCCGAACAGAACGGCTTATGCACACGAGAAGAAATCGAAACCGCGATAACCAGCGCGGGCCACTCGCTATCCGAAGGCCACGGCGGGCGTGTTCTGGGCGAAGAGATCATGCGCCATGACCAGTTGCCGGTGTTGCGCGGCAACCTGATAATGCAAGCCATCATGTCGCGCCGTACGTTTCTGCAAGGCCTGCATGACGGACAGACGGCACCGACGTTGCAGGCTCGTACGGGCTTTGAACTGAAACTGGAGGATAGCACAAATGAGTTACCGTGGCTTCTGTATCAGCGTATTCTCTGCGGAGAGGTACACTTTTTTACGGGACATTCTGGAGCTGGAAAATCTAGTGTCGTTTCGGACTTGGCAGTTGCTTTGCTTAATGGACGCGGATGGCTTGAGGCTGATGTTGAACGGAGTGACGGTCACGTATTATGGGTTGCCGCTGAAGATGACTACGGCACAGAACGACGCGTAAGGCATCTTATCCGGCAAGAGCCGAACGGCAACGAACTGGCTTCGCGCTTCCATCTGATACCGCGCGTCAATCCCGGCTCCTTCGAGCAAGACTGCTTGGGCCAAGTCGCTGCGATGGCCGCAATGGGCATGCGTGTCGATTTGCTCGTGCTGGATACCTGGGCGTCGTCAGGGCTCTGCTTTGCCGACAACGATACCGAAAGCGTCCTGAAGGCGATGTTCATTTTGAAGAATGTCGCCTTTCGTACGGGCGCCGCGATGATTGTCACGGACCACTTGCCGCTCGGCAATGAGGATGCTTGGCAGAAGGGCAACGGCGCCAAGGCTGGCAATAGCGGTTTCATGTATCGCGTCACCGCCGGCCGGCAAGATATCGTGTCGATCGACTGCGGCAAAGCGCGCGGTGCGCCAAAGGCAAAGAGCTACACCGGCAGAATTATTTCGGAGCACTACGGCAACGACAGCAAGGGGCGCGCAACAACTGTGAATGTGTTTAAACGCGAAGTCATCACGACACCGCAGCAGCGCGAACAGAGCGCAATGATACGGCTCGGCGCAATGCTGCCCGGCGTCACTAACGGCGGAATGGATGCACTCCGCGCCGGCAACATGGTTCCGTTCGATAGCGTTGCCGCCGAGCTAGGCGCGTCCGTACACGGCTCTGTGCCTGCGTTTGTTATCAGCAAGGATGCTGCCCTAAAATTATTTGAAAAAGAGGGCATGCAGAGCTTGCTAAATTCCGGACACTTCCGTACAATGCGCGGATGTCCTTTCTACGCTGTGTACTCGCCCGCCGGGTCCGTACAGCAGCCTCTTACGGTCAACTGGACTGTGCAGATACCCACAACGAAGCTGGAGAGCTACCCATGGCAGCATTGAAGGTTATCGAGATCGACACGTCACCGTTCTACTACGTGCGGGGCGACGCGATTTTTCACCGTCCCGTACAGAGCGATTTTGGTGCAAGCATGGGTTTTCGCGTATGCATTGTTTCCGAAGGGATAGACCCTGCCGCGGTGTGTGCACTGCTCAACAAAGCCGAACCCGTGTTGTTCGGGGGCTGATATGCTCCCCTGGGAGGAATGGAACGGGGTTTGCAAATGCGGCAAGACGACAATGGACGGAAAGCAGTGTATCCTTGGAGCGACGCACCGCAGTCTTCAAAGTATGCCGTGGGTGATGTCGTCTGTTCCGGCGCCAGTCGCGGAACCGTCACCATCATTGAAGCCGGAACAATTGCCGTGGTTTGGACAGACGCCTATAACGAAGACTTAGGCGCAATAGTCTATCCTGAAGACGCAACGTACTTACGAAAGGCGTTACCATGGGAATGCTGATTAACCCGCTTCCGCTCCGTGCGTGCTCACGCTGCAACATGTGGTACGGCGACGCTGGAACCGCCGACGAAACTGGAAAGAAGAAAGCGCCGTGTTTGAAACTCGGCACGGTCAAGTACGGAAGCGATAGCTGCCAGCAGTGGGAGAAATCATGCCAAGAAAAGCAGAGAGCGGACCGTGAGCACTGAAATCCAACGCTATCCTTGGGAACCGCCCGTACCGGCGCAGCCGACCACTGAAGACAAGGTGGCGGCCCTGCAACGTGATTTCGCCATCGCCGTGCAGCTCACTGGCATACTAGTCCACAGCAAGCATCCGGCGCTGCAACGGCTCGTGAACGTCCCCCGGGGCCAAATCATTCCGCGCGGGGAGTGCAAATTCACGGACGGCAGCACGCTCGAATTTCAGGACGTCGGCATGCCCCAGCCGAACACGCCCTATATTGCATCCGTACACGAACTTGTGAAGCAAGTTTGGGAGACGGCGCACCAACTAGGATTGGAGGTAGTCCCGTGACACGCTATTGGCCTTTCTCATTCGTCGCCGGCAGCCCACTGGCGCCCCCGGCCTACGCTAACGAAATACGCGCCATCCATAGCCGACCGCCCGGTCGGGGCGCTTATCTGGCCTGCGTGGACATTTGCCAGCAAACCGAGCCTCTTGACACGCCAAATCTGGCCATAATCGAGAGTACAGATAGCCCGTGGCGTCGCATGTACACGTCATACCCAGGCTGGAATGAATGGGTTCGGCTGGAGCGCGGCGGTTTCTTGCAAGACGACGAAGGCTTAATCGTCGGTTTCTGGGACGCCCTGCATTAATTTTCAAAAAAGTTGAAAATAGTGCTTGACGGCTTTTGCGGACTTCTGTACAGATACGTACACACAAACCCGCTGGAGAGCGAAGATGTTTAAACCCCTTCTTTCCAAGATCATGACCGAAGCCCACGCCCGCGCCAAGGAAGACTTCACTTGGCTTAAGGCCAATGGCCGCGCCACCAAGCCCTATTCGTATTACCTGGGCCTGCAAATGCGCTCCGGCTATGCCGAAGCCCGCACCGCGCTCACGGGCTTCGCTTCCGTCCAGTTTGCCGGCGTCGGCGCCAACGAACGTTGGTACTGAGCCATGAACAAGAAGCAGCACGACCGCATCGCCCGCCACGCGCCGGTCCGCATCATCGGTGACATGTCCCGTGAAATTCGGTACGAGGTTGTCAACACCCGCACGGGGGAATGCTTCGGTAACCACACGCAGCCGGAAGCTGTTGCACGAGCCCAGGCTATGACGCGCAACTGGAACTACAAGGAACGTTTTGAGGTTCGGGTACGATCATGACCAAAACTCAAATTGCCTTCGAACTGTGCGGCGTGCTATTTATCGCCGTGATTTGGCTCGCAGCGTGGGTTGAGCTGCCAACGGGGATGTTGCAATGATAACCGACGCCCGCATGATTGATTGGCTGGAAGCCAAACACACCCTGCACCAAAAAGTTGAAATTCTGTATGTGGTCGATGGATACGAAGTTACGTTGACATGGGACGACTACCCCATTCCGGGCGAAAAGTGGCACGGTGAAACATTGCGGGATGCCATCACAAAGGCGATGAAATCATGATAACCGACAAAGACGGCAAGCCGGGCCTGCGGCTCGAAACCGCAGCTTCCGTGACTATCCGCGATACGATGCGGGATCACTTGCAGACTTTCACGCCTGTCATTATCCGCGATCATGCCGTGGGCAAGTCCGTACACGCGGAGTACCTCAACGGCTTGGCTGGCGTCATTGCTTTGCTTGTCGTCGGCAGGCACGTCGGCAAAGAGGACGTGTTCAATGCGACTGTCGCGAAGTTACGTGAGTACGTGGACCGCGATTTGCAGTACATGACGGGGCGCAAGCCGTGACCGAGTACACCATCGAACATAAAATAATCGAGTGCGGCGACGAAGAAATCAGCCCGCAAACGCGCGCCTACTTTGAGGCTGCGCTTGAGAAATCTTTCCGCGAAACCTTGATGGGCGGTCGTGAACCGAACAAGCCGACAATGCTGCGTTATAGGAACGGACAGCTCGAAACTGTGGAGCTTGATAGCGCCGGCAACGTAATCGAGCCGCCCGCCCCGTGTCCATATTGCACTCAGATCATCAGTTGCGGCCGTCACGGAACCTAGCTTCTATGAATTTCTGGAACAACACAACAGCACTAACGCCCGTACCGTGGGTTCCCCGGCCGCACCAAACGGCTGGCGTCTCCGCCCTGATCGCGTACGAGGAACGCTTCTCGGTGGCCGAAATTACAGTAGCCGGCGGCAAGTCCGATATGTTGGGCATGCTGGCACTGCATTACAGCCAATTCGGCCGCGTTCTGATCGTTGCCCACAACAAAGAACTGGTAGGCCACAACGCCACCGCGGCAAAGAACCACGGCATAAGCCCGGGTATCTGTTCGTCATCGATAAGTACGAATGCCTTTGCTCGCGTGACCGTGGGCACCATCGGAACCATCATCAACCGTGTTAATCTGTTTCGCGATGTTGTCGCAATCTTGGTTGACGAAGTTCACATGGTGCCGCCAGCCAAGTCGTCGCAATATCGCCGGCTGTTCGAAAAGCTCTCGCATACCAAAATCCACGGGCTCACTGGCACGCCTTTCCGCGCCGATGGCACTGGCGATCTGGCAAAGACCTTCGGCCCGATCGTATTCCGCTATACCTTCTTGGACGCGTTGCGGGACGGCTACGTGAAGCCCATCGTTCCCGTTGATGCCGGCGAAGATGAAGTAATCGACGTTGCCGGCCTCGCCACTGTGAAGGGCGATTTTGACCTTGACGAAATGGCGCCCAGGGCGATCAAGCTGGCGCCTTCGCACGCCAAGACGATAATCGAGGTAATGACGAAATTTAACCGGCGTTGCGCACTCGCGTTCTGCTGCAACGTCGAACACGTCGATAAGCTGGAATGGCAGCTTAACAAAATTCACCCAGGCTGCGCCGTTGGCGTTCATTCGCAGTCGCCACCCGGCAAGCGCGACAAGGCAGTGATTGCCTTCAAGGCGCGAGCAATACCGCTGCTAGTTTCGTGCAACATGTTCAACACCGGCTTTGACATGCTGCATATCGATTATATGGCTTTCTGTCGCGCCACCAAATCAGCCGTCTATTATGCTCAAGGTTTAGGCCGCGGAGCGCGGATCACGCCGTACGCTGCCAATTGTTTGCTATCGGACTTTGGCGGCAATCTCGACCGACACGGCACGCTTGACGCTGTGATGGCCTCGCCCGGCCGCGCGTTGACGTGCGAAGAAGTCACCAAGGGCGGCAAGCTATACATCGGTTGCGGCAGAGAGTGGGAGACCTGGGAACACGGCAAGACGTGCCCGGGTTGCGGCGAAATCCACAAGAGCGCGCCCAAGTGCAAAATGTGTACGGAACGTTTTGACCCGCACTTCCACGGTATGCGCTGCCCTCATTGCGGACAGCAGCAAACCGAAGTCAAGCAGTGTGCCGCATGCGAAGAAGTCTACGCCGCGTTCCTGCATCCGCTGTGCCCGTTCTGCGGTTTCGACAACACGATATCGCAGGCCCCAGGCAAAGACCTGAAGACGCGCGGCGGCGGAGCTGAAGCCGTCAACGTCAAAGCTCTGATCGAAAAGAACCCATGGCAGCAAATCGTCTCGCCACCGGTCAAGAACAGCTCAGGCGGCTGGCTACTGACAACGATGTATGCGACTGCGATCTGGCCGTACGAGGATTTGCCGGCGCCGCATTCGGTTTATCTGAAGCGGGCGCAGAACGGTCGATATCTTGTCGGCGGAGTTTACGACGTGCATGGGGTTTTACATCAAAGGTGAAAAATATGCCAAAGCGCATTCCGATACTCGCAGCCGAAAACATCGCCGACAAATATAATCTGAAGCAAGTTTTGCTTATCGGGTGGGATGGCGAACGCGTGCACGTCGTCACGTACGGTAAGACGAAAGCCGACTGTGAAGCTGCGGCCAAAGCGCAAGATTTTTGGACCGGCAAAATTCGAGAATTTTCTTTCAAGGGCGACTAATCACTTGTACGGATATCGTGAACCTATTGACGCCGTTCACGACACAAGATAGATAAGGCGTCTCACAACTTTTAGGAGCTAGACATCATGCAATTCACTTTCGACACCATCGAAGAAGTCTTGGACTTCGTGACCAAGCTGAAGAAGCCACGGACCGGCAAGGGCGGCGCCGACGAAGGCGAAACCGGTACGGCGGGTGCCGCTGGCGGCCATACCGCGCCAAACCCGATCATGCCGCCTCAGGGGCAGACGTTCAACCCGGGCGCTGCCCAGGGCGGCGGTTTCCCCGGCGCTGGACAGACGGGCAACGGCGGAGGCTTTCCGAACGCGCAGCCGCAAGGCGCCCCCCTGGTCGCGCCCGCGGCTGCGGCCCTTATCGAACGCATCAAGGCCAAGTACGATGCCGGCGCCGCCATGAGCACGGAAAGCGCCGCCCAGGCCTTGGCGTGGCTCCGCGGACAGTGCGGCAACACGCCCGATCTGGCGAACATGACACCGGACCAGATTTGGCAGTTCAAGGTTCCCACGCTCGGCATGCCTCAGTTGGAGAATATGGCGAAGTTGATGGGCGGCTGATTGAACGGAACGGTACTCTCGCGGGCCGATTTCGTTCATACTGGGACCGTAGCCGCACTGCGGTCCCAGTCACCCAATTCGAAAACGCTGGCGCGGGGTTGGTGCCTTCCACTCCTTAAATAGCCAGCGGGCCGCAAGGGTGACTAGGCAGCCGGCTGCAAAGCCTAGTCACCCCGGCCACCATTCTTAGGAGACATACAATGTGCGGAGCAGACGATTTCTTTCGAAGGTTCACAGCGGAACAGCTCGCCATGAACGAGCTGGGCTGCGATGAAAAGCCGGACATTGAAGAAGTCTTTGACCACTACGGCGAGAAAATAACGTTCGGCGAACTTGCTTCGCGGTTCCGTGAAAAAGGCGCGAAGTAATGTCCGATCAGCACCACGATATTTACGCGCCGTCCAGTTCGTCAACATGGCTGGAGTGCACGTACAGCGCTCGCCACAGCGTACCGGAACCGCCGAAACCGCTGAAGACGAAGCTTGCCGCCGACGAAGGCACGCGCGTACACACGCTGTTCGAAGTGGCGATTTCCGAAATGGAAATGCCGGAAGAAGGCGACACCGCAGCCGACGCCATTGCCTTAGGCCTAGATTTCGTACGGCAGCTAGAGCCCGGCACCATCCACACGGAATTGAAGCTTCGTCTTACCGAAGAATGCGGCGGCACGACCGATCTTTGGAACGAAGCGCCGCGCATCGTTACATGGCTCGATTTGAAAAACGGCAAGTGGGACGTTGACGCGCATCACAACACGCAGATGCTATCGTACGGCGCCATGGCGCTGCCGATGACGGATGCCGAATGGTGGCGGTTCGTGATCTTCCAGCCGAACGGACTGGATGAAAAGCCGTTTAAACAGTGGATAGCCCATCGGTCCCAGGTTGAAGCGCATCGGGACCGCATGTTGCGCGCCATCGCCGATCGCAGCCCGCCGCGTCCTGGGCCGTGGTGTCGTTGGTGCAAGGCGTTCCAGCAATGCCCAGCCATGTCCACCGACGCCGGTTTCGTCATGGGCGCGATGACGCGGCGCATTGAAGACCTGACAACGGAAGACCTTGTACGGCTGTTGCGCCTTATCCGTGCGCTTGGCGACATGAAACCTGTCTATGATGATGCATTAACGACCCATCTTAAAATGGGCCGGCAAGCCGAAGGCGCAACATTGAAGCCCGTACGATCTTGGCGCGCGTTCAACGACCCGCAGCACGCGGCAGAATTTGGTTACCAAACGTACGGGGCCAAGGGTGTAAGGCCGCTTACACCGGCACAGCTCGAAAAGCAGGGCCTCGCTGGCAAGCAGTATGTTGCGGTTGCCGCCCACAAACCGACAGGCGAGCTTAAAGCCGCCTATTAACAGCGAGGTACTGACATGCTGCAACAGCTAGAAGCGCTTTCCCGCGATCATTTGCAAGGCAAGCTGCCCGGCAAAGAATACGCGGCCGCCGTTGTCGGCATACTGACTGCGAAGGGTGCCAGCTTGGGGCCGTTCCGCGACGTCGAATTGCTGGACTTCGCGAAGAAACTTTCGCATTTCGGTTGACTAATTCCGGCCGTCTTGTACGGTTGGCGTACCGTGCCGGCGGCTTCCGGTGTGAAGAAATGAAGGATACGAAGCTATGGCGAAAAAGCAGTACGAAAATTTCATGTGTTTCGGCGCGCGGGTCTACGGAATGAAAAATCTTTGGCAACCCAGCACCGAATACAAAGGCCAGACGACAAAACCAAATTGGCTCGGCGGTTTCCTCGTGCCAAAAACTCAACCGCATTGGTCTATGGAGCCCGTTTTTCAGAACCTTTGGGGTGCGATGCAGAAAATCCACGCCGCGACCATGGGCGGGCTCGGTTACGAGGCTGTGACGTGGCCCATTCGTGACGGCGACATGCCGCAAGACCCCCAGCAGCCGCCGGCCGACTGGGCGCGCGGCCAGTGGATGTTTTCCGGCAATTCCGGTGACGCGATCAAGGTCGAACTGTCGCAGGGCGCCACGCTCGTACCACTTCAGGCCCGCGGCAACATTGTGAAGCCCGGCGATTTCTGCATCGTCGGCGGAGCGGCGGCGGTCAACTCGCAGAATGCCCGTGCGATCAAACTCTACATCAACAACGTGGTGTTCACGGCGCCCGGCGAGGAAATCGCTATTGGCAACTCGATTAGCGGTGCCGAGCTGATGCAGGCTGCCCAGGCCCAGGGCTACCGGCCCAGCGGCTTCAATCCGTCGCCGGGTGGGTTTGGCGGTCCGCAGAACGGAGGTTTTGGGACCGCGCCCCAGGGCTTCGGCGGGGCTCCGCAGCACGGGGGTTTTACGGCACCCCAGGGACCGCAGAACGGCAACGGTTTCCCTGGGAACCCACACCAAGGCCCCCAAGGGGGGTTTGCCTCTCAGAATACGGCGGGGCCTGCTTTCGGGGGTGCCCCGGCCCATGGTGGGATGCCCGGCGCGCCAAATGGGAATGCGACATTCCCTTCTAACCAGCCGCAGCAAACCTTCCCGGGCGCCGCTCCGCAAGGCGGTGCTTGGCCGTCACGCTGATACGAACTGCCCGGGGTTTCGGTCCCGGGCACCTTTTTGAGAGTGTCGACCGGACACAGCGGGGACGGTCAACGCGTCGATTTTTCCGGTTTCCCGGCGCGGTGCATCGAACTGGCAGACGAAGGGCTTTACCCGCTCTCTCAGATTTAGAAAGCGCGCTACGTGCCGCAGCTTGACGATTTATTCGCCGACGTAGAAACACGCAGCCGTACGAACCTGAAGACAGCGGGCGCGCGGCGCTATGCAGCTTGCCCATCCACCCAGATAACCACGGCGTGTTGGTGGTTCCGCGGTGTGTACAAAACTGCGTGCACATTACATCCGTCTATCGGCTCCCATACGATGGCGGACTTTTACGAAGATATCCGGCAATGCCGGCGCTTCGTTGCGCATCACGCCAATTTCGACGTGAACGTGATTAAGCGGCAAAATCCGTTCGTACAGATCGAACTGAGCAAGATTGATTGCACCATGGGCCGCGCTCAGGCGATTGCCTTCCCGGGCGGCCTTGACGAATTATGCATGGCGCTGGGCATCCGGGGCAAAGACCCGCAAGGCCGCGCGCTCGTGATGCTGACGTGCAAGCCGCAAAAAGATGGCACGTTCCACGAAAAAATCGAGACGTTCGTAAAGCTGCTCGCGTACAACTTGCGCGACGTTGAATGCCTCATGGATGTTGACGCGCGCCTGCCGCCGCTGTCGCCAGCCGAACGCCTGATCTTTGAGCGTACGTGGCGTAAAAACGAAATCGGGCTCCCGATCGATATCAGCTTGGCAACCGCGATTGCGATGCGCCGGCAGGAAATCGAACAAGAGAGCACCGCGAAGCTTATGGAAATCACCAACAATGCGGTGACCAAGCTTTCGCAACGCCAGCGTATCCTCGATTGGGCCAACAGCGGCAACCGCGCTGCCGGACTGGAAAACACGCAGAAGCACATTATTGCGGAAAAACTCACTGACGAAAACCTGCATCCTGACGTACGGATTGTTCTGGAACTGCTACAGGCGGAAGGCGGTTCGGCTCCGCTCAAAGCACAAGCCCTGCTAGACCGGCACGTCAACGGCTTTTACAAAGACGCTACACGATACTTCGGTGCGCGATCGGGGCGCGGCACGTCCGAAGGCGCGAACATGTTCAACATTGCGCGGCCGTCCGGTAAGTACGACGGCAAGGAAGGCCGCGCCACCATAGACCAGCTTATCGACCGGCTGAAGCAGGGTCACACGTCGCTAGGCAACAGTGCCCTGACGGACTGCCTTCGCGGCTGCATTGTGGCGCCCCCGGGCTGGATGGTGTGCGACAACGACGCTTCCCAAGCAGAGTTGCGCTTCGCGCTTTGGCTCGCGGGCGACACGGAACGTTTAAACATCATCGCAACACCGGGCAGCGACTTATACATGTACAACGCCCGGCAGTGCTTGAACCTGCCGGAAACCGCTACTAAGTCCACCCACCCCAAAGAACGACAGACGTTCAAGAGCGTGACGCTTGGCGGTAACTATCAGCTAGGATGGCGTACGTATCTCGCATTCCTTATTCGTACGGCTGCGGAAAACGGTTTGAAACGTCACGAGATAACCGACCAAAAAGCCATGATCGATATCAACGGCTACCGCCAAGCCAATCCGCTACTTGTACGGCTTTGGTACGACTTGGCCGACGCCTTCAAGTTTGCGATCTATGAACAGCCCGGCCGTATCTTCCCGGTTAATAACAGAATTGCATTCCAGAAAGACAGCCACGGTACGGTGTGGATGCTACTGCCGTCCGGCCGCGCCGTGCCGCACTATTCCGCACACATTTCGCCGACCGGAGAAATGCAGTTTTTCCGAGCGAAGTTCGGCGCCATGATGCGACAGAAAGCTTTCGGCGGTTCGCTGCTCGAAATCTTCTGTCAGAGCTGCACGCGTGACTTGGTGACCGCGGCCGAAGCTGATATAGAAAACGAGCTGCCGGATGTTGTGTTGATCCTTGATGTCTATGATAGCATACTCTCGCTGGCGCCGGCTTCCATTGCCAAGCAGCGATCGGAGCAGATGCGCGAGATCATGCGCCGGCCCCGGTCGTGGACCGCAGGATTGCCACTCGATTGTGAGGGTTATGAGGCCGATCGGATGCGCAAATGAACGACTTCATAGAACCCGGAAAGAAATTCGGCTTGGTCACCGTCGCTTACCGAGCAGAAAAAGCCACGATACATGGTGCGATTTCGTGGTTTTGCGTGTGCGAATGCGGCCAAGGGCGCTGGCTTCGGTCAAACAATATTCGCCGCGCTCCGCCGAAAACCCATAGATTTTGTTTCCGAGGGGTCAAAATAGTGCTTGACGCGCCCGTACAAATGTGTACAGTTGTGGCATCTTAACCGCTGGAGAGCGAAAATGACCATAGATCAACTTAAGACCCTCTTTGCCGCCCGCGAGTTTCATCACGCTACGTACCGCACTGACTTTGCGCGCGGTCTGCACATTTATAGCGTGGCTAAGCCCGGTTCCGGTTTCCGCGGCTTCGAATACGCCGGGGCCTTCAGCGAGTATGACCCGCTGCCTTTGGCTTACGCTTATCATTTGACCCGCAAAACGGGCGTCTATGAAGGCAGCTATAAATAATGGTCAAAGTCGGCAACAGCCGTTTCATCATCCGCGATATCCACCCCTGGGAGGGCCCAGGGGTGTTTGCGTTGACCGGCGACCACAATGTGATGCGTTACATGGGCTTCCCCGTACATAAATCGGTGGATGACGCCACGGCGCTAATCCAGCTCTATCAGCAGAACAAGGCGCGGTATCAGGCCGTGTGCCAAGAAGACAGCCCGCCGGATATCTTGGGCATCGTCGGCTTAGAAGTGCAGGGCCATCAAGCCGCGGTCACCATCATGTTTCGACGGGACCGGAAAGCGCGCGGCGCCGGCCGGGAGTTTTCCGAGCCATTCGTGCAATGGATTATGTCGCATCCGCATATCTGGCGAACCTGGGCTTACTGTCACGTTGACAATGTGCCCGTACAACGCGTATTAGAACGCATGGGGGCGCAGTGTGAAGGCCGGCTGCGGCGATTTGCTCACTTTCCCAACGTAAGTACAGAACCGCAGGATGCATATACGTACAGCATTGTTAGGTAGCAAATGAATACACCGACCATGGATGACATGAAGACCGCACTTGAACTAGCAGTCAACATGCTTTCGCAGTATGAACCGCCAGACAGCAGAGCTGTTTCAAACGAGTTCGTAGCACTTGCTTGCATTGTCTGCGGCGATACTTCCGATGAAGTAATGCAGATCATTCGTGCTGCTCTTAATCAGCAGTTAAAGGAACCGACATGAAATACAGATTGCCGGACGGTCGGACAGAGCTACGGGCGCATGACGTTCGCCATTTGGCGATCTGCCATACCTGCGGCGAGATCGGCGACAATAGAGTTATGATCCAGGCCGATCTATTCGAGCGCGATGGCCCGTGGCACGATGAATGTTTTGTCAAGGCGTATGGACCGGACGCCGTTTTAGCACTGCCGGAAAAAGAGCAGGCGAAGTTTACCCTAAAATCAACCGGCGTCGCTTTGATGAAAAAGCTTTTGCGTTAACATCACAACAGAGCAACCCACATGACTTACGTACTTGCTTTAATCGGCGCCGCTACGCTCACAGTTCTGGCATACCGCGAAATCCGCTTTCAATGGAAGTCTCGCAACTGGAAACCGACGCCTTTTCTGTGCCTTCCCCGTTAGAACGACGCCGCCATGCTGCCCAAGCCGCTAAACATCGAACCCAAGCCCGAGCCCTTCGATTGGTCGTTCTTTGCCTGAGCTTGCGCGATCTGTGACGTTGCGCCGATATCGGCATTTGTTACGCTGGCATTCTGCCCGGTGGCAGTGGTACCGACGCCGATCGCGCTAAACATGTTGCCCAAAGCGCTTTCGAGCTGGCTGAACTGCTGATTGTTGCCCTGCAAATATTCGTTGTACGAGCTGTTTGCATCGGTGTTCGCGATGCCCTGATCGATGGTTGATAGCGCCCGCTCATTCGAACCGGACAGCAATTGACCGTTCGCTGCCGCGCTGTGGTTCTGCGTTGCGTTCGCGACACCTTCTTGATACTGGGCGCCCGGCGTCATCTGGTAGCCCTGAAGAAACTGTTCGTACCCCTGGGGTCCAGTGCTGGCAACGTTGTTGATGTTATTGATTGAGTTGGTGGCGCCGGGGAGCATCGATTGACCGAAGGAATTGTACGGCTGTACGATGGCGCCAAAGTTCGCCGTGTCGTTGCCTACATCGTTCAAGCCGCCCTGCAAATCGCTCGCCCCCAGGGAGCTGCCAATAACCGAGCCCAGGCCCGCGCCGAAAGATGACATGTCAGAAGCCCTTGCAAATGTATGACAATTCGTCTAACTATACCCCATGGCAGACGAATGCAAAAGCCCCATGATTTCGGCGCGGCTCCCGCGCGCCCTTGTGGAGCGGGTTGACTTTGTGACCCGGAACACGGAAGGCGATGCTACCAACCGTTCCAAAGCGGTCCGCGCGGCCCTAGAAACGTGGCTCCCAGAAGAAGAGAGAAGGTTGAAACAACTTGGCCTCGCACCCCCCGAGAAAGCGCGCTAAGGCGCCTAAGAAGGCCCGCAAAACCCCGCCAAAGACGCCCGGCAATCCGGAAGACTTCGGCGAGGAATGCCTGCACATGAATGCCCAGCAGTGGCTCGAAAAGTCGGGCATCTGGCGCCGGCTCCTGATTTTCCACGTCCCTAACGAACGCATGGGCGGCATCGGCGCCATTATGCATTTCAAGCGGCTGGGCGTGCGCGATGGCGTGGCCGACTATCTGGCCTTCCCGCCGGGGCGGCGCGTCGCTATCGAGCTGAAACGTCCAGACGGCAAACAGCGGAAGGGCCAAGAAAGCTTCCAGCTCGCTTGGGAAGCCGCCGGCAATGCCTACATTATCGTACGGACGCTCGCGGAGTTTAAAGGCGCAATTGACGCCCTGATGCTGTTTATTGCCTAAACTATCATCGTCCACGTGCCCACCGCAGTTTTTACGTAGATATGCTTGTTCGTCGTGTCGGCGTACCAGTCATTAACGTTGCCCAGGCCGCCGCCGGGTCCGCCGACGCCGTTAAAGACTTGGGCTCGTGAGCTGAGCGTCGTAATTTGGCCGTTGATTGTCGCCACGTCGGCGAACAACGTTGCCACGTCGCTTTCTAAGAGCGTGATAGCCGTGCCCTGCCCACCTTGCCCCGTCTCCAACGTCGCGATGTTAGTCGTATTAGTTGCGACTTGAGTTTGAAGCGCCGTAAAACCTGCAATGTTGCTTGGGTCTACGCCACCGGCAGCGGCAAGCACATTCTGCACTTCCAGTAACCAGCGGTTAAGCATCTGCGTATTTTGGTCCGTACCGACTAAGAACGGAGGCGGCGGAAATTTTTGCGGCGTGCTTGCCATGTTGACTTATCCACAGAGTTGCCGTATATTTGTGTACAAATCAACATACGAGGTTGACATGTTTACTATCCAATACGAAGCGTCCAGCGGCGCGCACCTTATGCAGACCCTCGATAGTGACAGGCGCTATGTACTCGTAAAGCACCTGTCCCGGTTTCAGCGTCCCATTATCGCCGTATACGAACAGACCACTCCGATTACCAAGGCTGTTCGCCAAGAATTGCGAAACCGCCCGGCAGCGATGCTCAGTAGCTACGCCCGCGAATTTGCGTCCGCTTCTTAAGTCCCTTTGATCGTATTGATAAACATTTCGTCAATTGTGAAGGGCGCTTGCGTGCCGCTGTACTGCAATCGGAATTGACGGCGCCGGCCCGTACCAAAATCACGTCCGATCGCGCGTTGCGCGCCCGGCGTCGGCATCTGAATTTGTCGTACTCCGCGCCACGTACGGTTCGACACCACGACGCCGCCTTCGGTGACATCAGCAGTTTCCGACCAATCGAGCTGAAAGGTGCCGGCTTGCGGACCCATGGATGACGTTGCATCAACCGTAGCATACGTGCTGCGGTATTCTTCGTCGCCAACCCATGGGGTCACAATCATTCGGGAAATCGTACCGGCGGGCTCGGTCTGATTGTTCATATCAGCCGTACATATGTGGCCCGTATCCAGACCGACGTAAGTCGAACCCCCATCGTGTTCCGTAGCGCATCGGCTGGCATGGTCAAGCCGCCCGGGTGACTGACGGTAAGACCACGAACCCGTCGCGCCGGACAGCTCGATGGTCCAAGACCCAGGGAGCGTGAGTACATAGAAATCACTTTCCGCGTGTGCGTAGGCATAGGCCGTGAGTTGGCCTAACTGCGTAAGCGTCAACTCTTGCAGCAGACTGTCAACCCAGGTCGGCGACACCGGGGCCCCGGATTGACCCGAGCAAAGCCACACACGACGGTTGGTGCCCACGAACATGATAAGGTCGCGGAGCACCGCCAACGTGAGCCGCGATGCGATGCCTACCGAATTGAGTGAATTGGGGAACGCCTGATACGGGAAATCGGCGCCGTTGCCGCTATCGTACCATTGCTCCAGTGACCGGGAACCCAGCGGCCACATGACGCGGCCGGAAATCGCCAAGTCAACCACGCGATCGGCGCGGGCTTCTTTCGTGGCGAAGCTATTCGGCTGCACCGTGCCCGGCGCGAGCGGGTTCGAGTTGTACATCTTACTATCTTGATTGGCGTACACATTTGACGCGCCGGACCATATCGTCATGTTGTCCAACTCTGCCACGGTGGACGGATCAAAATCAATCGACGTGTCAAAGCCGGCGTTGGTTATGCCGGCCGTGGGGGTCTTCACACCAACGTAACCCGTACCAAACAGCAACGGATTGAGAATGTTCTTATTTGATGCGATGGCAAGCGCCGTGCGATCTTCCGCAAACCGAATTACCGGCTGGCCGGCTTGTACGGCAACGAAGCCCGCCAACACGGGTACTCCGGTTTCAATGCCGTAGTATATCGAACCGTCACCGTGACCGCTCCATATCGTATCGAGCGCGTGGCAGAGCGCGATACAAGGTTGCGCGGTGGGCTGGCATACGGTGGTAAGCCCCGGCGAACCGAGGAAACGCACCTTGGCGACGCGTCCCTCCTTCATTTCGCGCGGGACAACGCGCACGTTCACGAGCTTGCCGGCGCCCTGATCCAGATTTAAAGGGTCTTGAAAAGACCCCATTACATTGATTGCTGGCATCCTAAGCTCTCACAAGCCGCAACCATTGCTGGCCCCGCGCCCATTGTTTCCATCTGTCATCAACGGACTTTGCACGCGCGGCCAGTACAGGATCGATCTTGTCGACCGGACGTCCGTACGAGCCGCATATGGTCAAGCCCAGCAACAGCGTTGCATCGTGGATGCCTTCCGGCGGCAGCGCGACGATATCGGTGCCGGCGCTGTTCGTCAGAGCCGGAATGCGTCCGCCGATTTCAAGCAGAGCTTGCGATGCAGCGCGCGGAGGCTGCCAAGCATAGACCAATATCGAACCGTCTACCTGTTTTTCGGTATGCCACTTCGTGATGATGCCGGGGTAGGTCGTACGGACAATATCGGCTTTCGGAGCTTGGCGCGTCTCACGGTTGACCGTCAATTGAATGTCATTCATCCACAGCGATTTCAGACCTACGGCGTCTTGCTGCACAAGATAGCTGCTTTGCGCCGTGCCGATGCTGAAGCTGTACACACTACCCAGAACGCCCGGCGGCAGTGTCACGGTTTGCAAGCCCATGAGATACTGCGCTGCGCCGTCCGCGTGTTCGTTGCGCAACAGGTTGTTGAGCGTGATAACCACGTTGGCCACGTCTTGCGGAGTCGGGCTTTCCATGACGTCTATGATGCCGTATAGCCGCATGGCTTCGGTAATGAGGGCTAGCGCGGTTGTGGTCATTTGTTAACGATCCTCAAAAATGCTTCAAGCATGGGTGCCGACTGCGCAGCCATTTCGGCCGCCAACTTGCTTTTCCAGTCCGCTCCGTACCGGACACGTTGCAGCTCGCACCACTGTTTCAACAAAGACGATAGCTCCGGTGAAGGCGGTACAGGCATCGTTTAAACGCCCTGATTTACCGCCCATGGGGGCGTCCAAAGTTGATCCGAAGGCACGTCGTTGTCCGTCTGCGTAACGCTGGACGGACTTTCGATCGGCGGCGTTACCGTCCGTACGGAACTGGACGGCAGAAACGTCCCGTCGTAATTCGCGGGATTGATGAAAAGCACCTTTGCGACTTCAACGTCGATACCTTGCGTGCGTGGCATAAACGCAGCGGTCTTGCCGGCAGCCGCGTAATACGGCACCATGCGAAGCAAGTTGTTCAATCGGGTAGCGTCGTCCGGCGCCGCGGCGGGCGCGTTGGCGAAGTCGCTGGTATTGCCGGACACCGGACCGTTGCCCCAGATAGCATCCAGGTTGTAGCGCAGCGGCAGCGGTTCTGCCGGCGGCTCGATTGACTTGTCGGGAAAGGCTTGGAAATCGTATACCGGAGGCCAAGGGTCAAGACAGTAGCGCACCGGCCGGCCGCTGGCGGGCCCGCAAACCAGAAGGCCGGTCAGCCTCTCGCGACAAAGGGTAGAATATTTGACCCGGGCGTTGCAACGAGAACACGCGCCCCAGGTGACGGCAGAACCGAATTTTGGCTTTGGGTTGCGGGTCGCGGCCATGGGACGGGCTCGATCATGAAAAAGTCGCTCAAATCTATAGCACCTTCCACCCCGGGAACATAGCCTTTTTCACCCACAACCATGACTACAAATAGCGCATTTTCGGGTGTCCGTGCCCACCAGTACCCCTGCATGTAGCGCCCCTCCGCCCTGACTGTGAAGTGTGCAGTTGTGCGCACATGCGGTGATTTGCCGCCGCAAGTCAAGCTTGGTATTGACATATTCACACGTCATCCGTATTTGTACTCACGTAGGGGGCACAGCTAGCAAAGGAGCCGTACAAATGAGTACCGCGAAGATGTTCCCTTGGGAACAGAAATCCATAGTCGTCATCGAAGAAAAACCGGAACCGACCGAAGTTCCGATCGGGCTGTTGAACGTGGATACGACGTATCAAGCAATGAAGCCGCGCAACCCACGACTAGTGAAGGAAATCGGTAAGACTTTCGACTTGACACTGTTCGGCCGGCTCATGGTCGTACGGCGCGAAAACGGTGCGCTGTTTGTCGTGGACGGGCGGCACCGCTGGGAAGGCGCGAAGGCATCTGCGCGTCTGTTTGTCCCCTGCGATATCTACAACGTGCATGACCGCAAGCGCGAAATCGAGATTTTTCTTTCGCGCAATACCAAAATGCGGAAAGTGCCGCAAACCATGCTGTTCATGGCGGAAGTTGCAGCCGGCGATGAAAGTGCCGTGCAGCTCAATCGGCTCGTACAGAATGCCGGTTTGGCCGTTGTGGACGCCAACAATCAACGTGACGAATTTTCCGTGCCGAAGCTCGCTTGCGTCGGCGCGCTGAAATCGCTGTATGGTCACGGCAGTGCAAGCTATGCCAAGCGAGCAACCCCCGTGCCGCCGGGCGAGCTTGTGACGGCGCTGGAAATGATTGCCACACTGGCGCCGCCGAATGCGTTGGTAACGGAACACGCAACGCTTGGCTTTGTGTGGCTCGTACACAACTACCCTGCGTTTCGCGACCACGCCCGCCGGTTGCTTGACCTGGGTTGGCCGCGTATCGACATGGCCGCGCGCTCGGTAGGCCCCAGGCCGAAGGCAGAAGAGGCGGGGCGGGCGTTGCTGTCGGTAATCGACTTTCGCCGGCCGGCTAACGCGCGTTTGGCTCCTGGGGAAGAATTGCCGGCACCGCCCGATTGGCTGCCGCCGATGGCGAAGGCCGCGTAGACAGAAAGACGGCCCCGGGGCTTGTCAGTACCGGGGCCGTAAGTCTGGGAGGAAACGCCCAAGGAGGGCACGCGATACGTACGCTACTCCGAAGCGGGCGTCAACCCTTACAGGTTGTCGGAACCGGCCGAACCGTACACGGTTCGGAAATCGACCACAGACGCGGCACAGCGGAACCAAATCGCGATCAGGGATGCCTGATTGCTCCAATTGCTGTCTTCGCGAGTTTCGAGCGAGGAACGTTCCCAGAAGGTGAAGCCCTGCCCGTTGTCTTTGTCCTGCTCAGAAGTCTGGACGAAATAGTTGTCCTTATCGACCAAGTAGGGCGTCTCGACGATTTCCGGAAGCGCGCCGGTCGAACGCAGCACGTTGATATTGTTCGTCTGTGCATTCCACTGCAAAGGCGAACCCAGGATGCGCCGGATTTCTGGCCCGTTCTCGGTTGACGTGATGACGCGCTTGGGTAGCACGTTGACGACGAAGCCGCGGCCGTTGCGGGTGTACGCGATCTGGATAACCGCGTTCTCGAAAGCCAATTCCGACGCGTTGGCGGAAATGAGCTGATTGGACTGGAGGCCGACCGCGGTCGGATGCGAAGGCGAGCAAACCGGCACGCCGTCCGCACGCAGACCGTTGACGGCATCGAACGCAACTTGCAGCGGAGCATGCGCAATGTACTCTTCGGTCTGCCGCGCCGAGAACGCCAGCTCTTTCATCATCCGGCCGCCGACGTCTTCGTATAGGTTGTCGTCTTTGGCTTCGCGCGAAATCGCCACGGCGAGCCCGTACGACGCGTGGGTGACCTGGGTGCGGTAACCTTCGTTCGGAACGTCGAACTGCACCGGCTCTAGTTCCGGCTGCTGTACGGCGAGGCCCAGGCCGGCACGCTCCGTCATGAACTCTTCGAACGCCTTTTCGGACGGCTTGCGATCGTAGAATTGCTTGTAGATCGGCGAAAGCCGTTCATAGTCCATGCCGAACAGCGCAAACAACCCCGGCCAATACTGGCTCGATTGAAGTGACCTGTCGATAACCTGCATGCGAATAACCCCTTTCAATGGTTCCCCGGCGTTGCAGGCCGGCGCGTGCGAATTGGTACAAAATAGCTGATGCTGCGGATTTCGTCAAATTAGTGTACGGTAAGGCCTTGACTGTCATACAACTTTTGTCATACACGGGGCACCATGCGCGAGATCACAGCTTTAGATTTGGACCTGAAGAAACCCGAAACCTTTGGCAACGTGGCCGAAAAGTTGACGGAAGACGACCGACGCATTCTCGCAATCGACCTTCTGGAGCTGATAGCCGTTGACGATAGCTCTATGTCGGAATGGCTTCTCGAAGCCCAAGGCTACCTTGACAAGCTGGACAGCGAAGACAGCGGCAACGCCACACCGCAGAACCGCGAGCAAGAAGGCTCCGGGGAGGAACCGCCGCCGGCTACCGAGCTGACGCTAGGTGCAGTCATCCAGTTTTCCGCGCGAGCCACGGACGCTTTGCTAGGCGAACCGGACTTGGCCCGTTCCAGCGAAGAAGGCGGCGAAAAGCTCGCTTCGTGGGTGTCCAGTCAAGTCCGTACGAATGACAAAAATTGGGTTTTGGACACGGACCCGCTAGTTGTGCACATGGCAGCTACCGGGCTCGCGTGGCGCAAGCGCAGCTTTGACGAAGTGGAGAAAGCTTTCGCCACCGAATGGCTGCCGTGCACGCGGGTCAAGATCAACAAAAACGTCCGGTCGGTGGAACGCGCCCCGCGCATTACGGACGAATTTGAACGCTACCCGTACGAAATTCAGCGCGCCATCCAGCGCAATAGCTGGATTGATTACAAACCGGTGTTCGACGAAAAAGACCCCCAGGCACCGAAGAACTTTGCCGAGTGCGATTGTTGGCTTGATCTTGACGGCGACGGTATAGACGAACCTTGGACAGTTGTTATCTCGAAAGATGACGTGGCCGAAGTCGTCAAGATCAAGCCGCGTTGGTCGCGCAAAACTGTGGTCGACGACGACGAAAAGCTTTTCTTCAATCCCATCCATCGCTTTTATCCGTACCGATTGTTGCCGGACCCTAAGGGTGGTTTCTTCCCGATGGGCTTCGGCAAGCTATTGAACCGCGTTGAAGGCTCCGCCGACCGGCTGCTAGCTGCCATTATCGACACCGCGGAAAGCGCCGCATCCGATGGCGGTGTGCTGGGCGGTAGTTCGTTCGGGCTGCCCGACAAAATCGAGCTTAAAACCAACCGCGTTAACGTAATCCCCACGGATGGCCGTCCGCTATCCGACACGTTTTCACAGTTCCCGATAAAACAAGTTTCGCCGTCGTCCGTACAGATACTCGACAAGATCATTACGCTAGCCGATCGCTTGGCCGGTACGCTCAACCTTTTGGAAAACGCCCCGGCGTCCATGTCGGCGACGATGGCCAAGGGCATCATCGATGGCCAAGGGCAAGTACAATCGGCCGTACATCGTCGGCTTGTGGCGATGCTTACGCAGGAATTTCGCATGTTCGTCATCATGGCCGACGCATACGAAATGCTGCCCAGCGGCGTTTCGCCGTCCGATGGCAACGGCGTGGCGGTCACCGCGGACCCGCAGTTGGCGACGGAAATGCAGCGCAGCGCGCTCGCCGGCATCTATATGGAGTTGATGAAAGACCCCATGACGAAATGGGACGAAGTTCGCATGCGGCTGTATAAGTGCCTGCGGCTCCCCAATCCGGAAAAGCTGCTAGGGCAGCCGCCACAGCCCCAGGCCACTCCACACGAGAAGATGCAGGGCATGATTGGGGTGTTGAAGCAGCGCAACGAAAATATCAAAGTTATCGGCGCCGTTGCACAGCAGTTGACACAAGCCGTACTTAACATGGTACAAGCCAGCGGCGGCATGCAAGACCAACGTGCAGGGTTGTTGCAGATGGCGCAGCTTGAACACGCCGTACAGCAAATGATGCAGGAAAGCGCCAATGTTAGCTCTACAATTGACGGAATGGTTAACCAGCCCGGAAACGAAATTGCTGGTCAACTTCCTCCGCCAGCGCCAGCGGGAGGCGGTGCACCAATTCCTAGCGGGCAGGCCAGTGGACCCCATGACGCAGGGCAAAGCGGCGGGCCTTCGTGAAATTGAGCAGCTTCTAGGCTGTACGCCGGAGGAAGTCGCAAAGCAGTTTTCAAACGCCTTAAAACAGGAGCACAAGGCATGAGCATCTATGGTTTCGACATTCCGCACGACGCGGGCGAACCGTGCCGCGACATCATCGCCGTACAAATTCCGTACCCGCCGTCAAAAGTTGGCAGCATTCTTATTCCCGATCTTGCGCGCCAACTCGGCGAACACGGCGTACAGGCCGGCATCATCCGCGCCATGGGTCCGATGGCCTTCACCTACAAAGACGGCGAAGGCTTGAAACGCCAGCGGGCCGACATCGGCGATTGGGTGCTGATACGCTGGGGCGCCGGCACCATGTTCCAAGCTGGCAAAGGTATCCTCAACAGCATCAGCGGGTGGCGCTACCTGTCCACCTTCCAAGATGTCATCAAGATCATTCCGGCATCGGCGATGCCGGAAGCGTCCACGCTCGAATGGACGGACGCGGGCGTTCTGGACAACCTGCAAACGCAAGCGCAGGAAATGGCGGAGGGCCGCCCGCGTCTATTTGACAAACCGCTGCCGGACAATACCGGCGTCCGTGAACGCGTCGTGTACAAAAAATAAGGAGCCGCCCAAATGGACTTGAATATGATGATGCGCGATCAAGCGCGCAACGGATTGCAGTCACAACTTGATGCCGCTGTGACTGCCGGCGATGCCGCGACCGCTCGCAAGATCGCCGACGATATCGCGAAGCTTGACGTCGCCACGGCGCCGAAACCGGCCGTGGCCTTCACCAACAACGACGTGTGGCTGGCCGCGGAAGCGAAAGCGCCATGGCTGGGCGTAGACCCCAAGAAGTCGGCCAAGGCAAACGAATTTGCCAAGACCATGAACCCCAAGAAGTTCGCCAGCGCCGAAGCGATGGCCGATGCCGTCATTAAGGCGGTGGACGAAGAATTTAAGCCCAGCGGTACGACCACCACGGCGCCGCCGGAAAACGAAACCGACGAAGATCGCGAAGCCCGTGAGACTGCCGAAGCTGAAGCGGCGGAAGCCAAGGCCGCGGCTGGCAAGCAGCGCGCTACGGACGGCCCCAAAGACGGGGACTTGAGCCGGGGTACCGCCGCCCGCGCAAGGTCTGGTCCGTGGACGAAGCTGGCAGACGCGCCGGCCGATATTCAAAAGGACGTCAAGCGCTCCGCCGATCGGTTCGTACCGGAAGGTGCCGCGAAGGAGGTTCGCGAAAAATTCATCACCGATGCGCTCGCAAGCCAGTACCGCATGCATCAGAACAACAAAGGAAAGAAGTAGGCCATGGACCCGTTTCAATCAGCGAGCCCGTTCCCCGGCGCGGGGCTTCCGGAAAACCTGCGTCCGAACCCGCCAAGCTTCATTCCGGAAGCTCCTGAGGCCGGCGATGCCACGCCGAAGTCGCCATTCATCGAAGCGCAGGACGTGGACGCCATCATTGCGCAGCTCGTGCTTGACCGGCCGCTGAAGCTGTTCATTCCGGACCGTGACAAGTATCCGGAGTACGAGTTTCGCATCATCAACGAGATCCCCCAGGAGATCGCCGATGCGCATAACAAGGGCTGGAAGCGCATCACGGCGCCTGAAATGGTGGAGCTGTTCCAAGACCTTGTGGCCGGCACCGACAAGATGGGCAAGGCCTACCGCCCCGTGCTCATGGCCCGTCACAAGAAGATCGGCGAACATATCCGCAAGCGTCACCGCGGCGCGCTGCGCAGCCTGTACGCCGGCATGGACCCGCGCAACAAAGACTTGAACGGTAAGTACACGGAAAACGTCAGGGACGGCAAAGACAGCTCGAAAGGCATGTTCACGGGCGACGGCTGGCGCATCCGAGTGTAGCCGTACGGCCACACTCGCTAACATTCTAAATTAAGGACTTAATCATGGCAAAGAAACCAGCTAGTAAAGGTGGCGGCAAGTCCAAGGGTCCGTCTGCCACCGACCACCGCAAGTTAGCGGCGGAGCACTCGGCTAAAGCGCGTCTTCATAGCGCCAAGGCTGAATTGATGGACGCAAAGAACCCGCCGAAAAACAAGCCCGTGCGGGACTTTTACTAGCCCTGTACGGTTCACACGAACCAAATAGGAGCCAGAAACATGTTCAAATCTGCACTTCTTGCCGGCGTCGCGCTTGCTGCGCTGGCATCTTCCGCTGTTGCTGCCGATTTGCAGACGCACGCGACCTTCGTCAAGGCCCCGGCCGTTCCCGCCGTACAGCCGTGCCAGTCCGCCGGCAATTGTTCCGGCTGGTTCGCGAGCTTCGGCATGGGGGCTCAGAACAACGTCGGCACTCCGAACATTCTTGCGAACGGCGTCAACAGTGCGTTTTCAGACGGGCTCGATATCTTTGCCGGCGGCGGCTACCAGCTTTGGACCGGCCAGTGGCTCGCCGGTATCGAATTGACCGGGGGCTATGAGTTTTCGCCCGCGGGCGTGAAGCCGGCCGGCGGTAACTTCGTCGGAACCGAGTTTGTCAAGCTCGGCTACAACTTCTTCCCGTCGTCGGCAACTCAGGCCCCGGCGGCGTCCCAAAATCCCTTTCTCAACTTGGTGTCCGCTAACTTTTTGGCTGCGTCCACGCCGGCTTTCATTTTTGGCGGTGTGCAACGTCATGGCCTCTCGGTCATGGCCGTGGGCGCGGAAATCGACTATGTCGTTTCGGCGGGCTGGTCCACCTATGCGCAGCTCTACAACTCGCCGGCTCAGCAAGGCCTACCTGACGACACCACCTTCCGCGTCGGGCTTCAGAAGCACTTCAACGGCCTGTAAGGCTCGTACGGTTCCGTGAAAAGAAGGCCCCGGTTTATCGCCGGGGCCTTTTAGTTTGCGGCCGGGTCAGCCCCCGTTCAACCGAGAAAGCGGCTTTCACCGTATCAGCACCGCGCGAAGCTACTTGAGCTTGTCAATCAGGCCGATGACGACGGCCGAAATGGTCTGCTCCTTCTTCTTCGCGTACGCCGTCACCCGGGCCTTGGTGGCGCGGTTCACGCGCAAGTCCAGCCGGTGTGTGAGCGCAGCCGGGCCGGTCAAGGGCGGCTTCCCCATCTTCTTGGGACGCTTGACCTTCTTCGGAACCGAACGCTTGGCTTTGCGGGCCGGCGCCTGCTTTTTCGCCGTCTTGACGAACTTCTTTTTGGCCTTCGCAGCCAGTTTCTTCTTTGCTGCGACCTTCTTGGCAAGTTCGCTGGGCCGGGGTTTCCTGGGGGCCTTCTTTGCCGGTTCCGGGGTCGCGCGCTCACTAGCCTCTAGCAATTCGGTTTCGGTATCCATAAAATCAGCTCCTTGATGGTGATGGTAGCTTGAACACGGCTTCGTCATACTGTACGAATGTGTACACGTCAACCCCGGGGAGCTGCCGTAAAAGTGGGTGAAATTCACCTTCGATCGGACAAACCAATAACTGAAGAAGATCGCACGCGCATCGTACGAATGTTGCTCTTGCGTGCCGCGTACCCTATTTTGTCGGCGGGCGACGCCGACGTTTTCGTAGTTATAGGAGAGGCCGTTAATGAAGCATAAACTTGCCTGGTTCGAGGCCGGTTGGTTTCCGTACAGCTACGCATTTTGCCCCAGCGAACGGGCTTGGAAGGTAGCGACGTCCAAAATGAGCCGGGGACCGTCGCCCTATCCGGAAAGTGCTGGCGCTACGTCGTTACTCGTACGGAAAGACACGGGCACGCCGATTGCCATTGTCACAGTGCAGGACCGCACCCCGCGGGAAACCATTGAATTGCTGGCCCACGAAGCAATGCACGTCTGGCGGGACGTCCGGAAACAAATGGGCGAAACCAAACCGTCTTCAGAATTGGAAGCTTACGCGATACAGAACATTCTTTCCGAGCTGATGAAGGCGTATGAGCACTCGCGCGGGCCGCTATTCTTCAAGCTTCCATCGCCATCGAAACGACGCAAGCGTCCAAGCGGTCGGGCGAACGCGTAGGCTTCAATTCCTTCTTGATTTTTTCTTTTGGCGTCATGAACAGCCGCGCTTTTTCATCGCGACGGCAACCACCCACGCCCCATTTATAAGCGGCGCATTCGTCCTGCAACATCTTGTCGTTCGGCATGGATACGTCACTTTGCAACCAACGCTGGAACTTGTCGTGCAGTTCCGCGCGCCGGTTGCCGTACAGTGTGTCATTCAAAGCACCCCATGCAAAGTTGACCGCAACCACCTTTTCAGGACCGTACGCGCGCATGCGCAGCCGTACGGCGTCTAGCAGCCCTTTGCCGGTCCCGGTTACGTCGATAAGGATGGCATCCATATCGAAACGTTTAAACGTAGCCACAAGCCAGTCAGCTTGCACGTTGTAGTCCCGGCTTGTCAGCTCGCCCCAAACCTTGGCGCCGATCGCGGAGCCCTGCCGATCGCAGACAAATGGCTTGTCCTGCCCGTCGCCGGCAGGGTCTACGCAAAGCAGCTTCAGCGCCCCGGCGGACGGGTTCGGCTTGCGCACCATCGCCGCGGACACGACAGACGCCGGAAAGAAATCAAGCGTGCTGTCGGCCATGAAACATTCGCTATAGATGGCCGGGTACTCTTGACGCGTGAGCCGGTGGATTTTCTCCGGTTGCCCGCCATTCATAACGGCTATCGTATAGTTTTTGGTCCAAAACCAGTATAACTGCTCCCGGTCTACGCCATGCATGCGCGCGTACTCTTCAAAATCCTGGGGCGCTTTCCAGCCCACTGGCACGGTTTGACGGTACTCCGGCATGACGGGCCACGGTAGGAAGTGGATGCGCCACGGACCTTTGTTGCCTTGCCGCGCGGCTTCCTCGCATTGGTTATAGAACATGCCGGACTGGCCGTTGCCCGTGCTCTCTTCTATGATTTCCGTCCCGGGCAAGTCCTGTACGGTTTGCAACAAACCAGACGAAAGGTCTTCCGTGTTATCAAAGAACGCGGCTTCCGACAGATGCAGATTATGGAAGTCATCCGAACGGCCGATGTCGCCACCTTCAGCCGACGCCACTTTGTACAGCGACTTAAGGACGTCAAATATCACTTCATAAGAGTTGGTGGCACCAATCGACGGCTGTACGGCGCCCGGCAAGCTGTTAGCAAATTCTTTAATTTCACGATGCAGGTTAGCTGCGCTGTCTCCACGGTGCGCCACCACTTGGGCCCGCCGACCGAACATGGTTCCGATTTGATGGAAGTTGCGTCCGCCGATATACGTACTCACGCCCATGCGCCGCGCTTTGGGCACGAGCGCGCGTATCATGCCGAACCGCTTCTTTTCTTCTTCTAGCCGGGCATGCAGGACGCGCTGGGCGTTGTTCAAAATAAAGGGGATGCGCTCGCCGCCGGCACGCGGACGAATACGCAAAAACCGCTCGCGATAGAAATCAAAATCGCGGAGCTTGGCCCGCATCGCTGCCTTGCGCTCCGCCTCCGCAGGCTGTGACTGCTGCCACGGATACGAAGATTGCGGGGGCTGTTCCCAAGGATATGCGGTCACCGGACGCCCATGGCGTTAATTCGCACCCGTGAAGGAGCCCACACGAGCGGCGCCCGGCGCCGCACCATAGCGTGCCGGGCGAGCCCTGACAACGAAGCCTACTTCGGAACGCTGATAAACGGCCCGGTTTTATCGGACGAAAGCCCGATCAAAAGAACCAAGACGGCGTTGTTGACCTTGTACGCCGCCATGCAAATCCACTGTACATCCGGCGCGTACTGCGCAATCAGCGCGGGCGCGTGGTCGATACTGAGGCTCGCGACGGTGACCAGAACCGTAGTCCAGACACCGAACCAAAAGGTAAATTTAGGGTCCACTTGCGGCATGTCGATTGCTCCTTTGCGCGAATGCGCCGGCACAACCTATAGCATTCGATTGACGGGCTGGCAAATTTGTCTTACAAAAGCCGTGTTCAAACCTCCAAGCGAGAACAGCGGAACCGGGTTCGAATGGATGCCCTCCGAAAAGCCCGGTTCCGTCTCGATTATCGTGCGACCGCCCGGCCGGGTTCCCTTCCGCGCCGTGTCGCTTGAAGACCTAACCGCAATCGTACGGATATACAGGAAACAGCGAATGGCGACGAAAGAGGAACTGAAGGCTAAACGACTTCAGGCTATGGGCGTGGTGGGCCAGAAACAGGACGCCATGGCCGCGATGTTCGATCGGGTGATTGCCTACGGGCCGAACGTGGATGCCGCCATAGCCGCTGCGGAGGCAGCCAACGTCGGCGTGTTGAACGCCCAGATAGCGGACATGAAAGAAATGGTCGACGACTTATCCGACATGACCCAGGCAGCTAGCCCTATGACCGGCGCGAGCGGTGGTACGTCTTCCTCTCCCGCATCCGCGCCCGCAAAAGCTCCGTCCGCCGGCTCCGCAGCTCTCGCGGCCTTGCAGGCAGCCCAGCCTAATCCCAAGGGCTGGGAAGACGGCAACGCCTATCATGGTACGGAAGGCGAGACAGCGCCGTCTAAAGCGTAGCTACCACGTCGGTTTGGTGGTTCGCTGTGCTGTCTTTGTACGGGTCGTAATCGACCGGCGGGTACCACGAACTGCCGAACAGCGCCGATTGGCGCCACACCGGAACACGTTGCACATGCCCGCTATCGACGAAGCTGCCTTCTTTTGCGTGACCCCAATCCTGTCCGCTTATAAGCCCGTGCTTGCGCGCCAGTACGCGCAAGAAGACGTACGGACCGTTCTTTTCCTGATAGACGCCCTTGACGAACACTCCGAAATCGGCCGCAACGCCGTAGCCGTGACAACCGACGACGCGGAGCTGGGTAGCGTGCTTCGTGAAGAGATAGCTTTGCCGGGTCTGGCTTCTGTACGTTTCTAGCACGCGCAAATCAATACCGTCTGCGTTGGCCTCCGCAACCAACGCTAGCACCGCGGCGCGCGTGCCGGGCTCTAGCAACGCCACGTCTTTGCACACCGCGTCGCTGCGGAACGCCTTCGAATTGCGAATGACGGTATCGTAAAAGCTAACCATGTGGACGCCTAAAAATTGTTAATGATCGAAGAATTTGTCATGCCAGTTGGCGAGTTGGCGCAGGGTGAAGCTCCGTTAGGGCAAATGTTGCCGTCAACGATGACGCGACTTAGAGAATTGTTGATGTTGACCCCCGTGCCGCCGCTCGAACTGATTACGTTGCCGCGCGCGATTACGTTGCTAACCTGGATTGCAATGCCCTGTACGGTCGCTCCGACAATCGTGTTCTGGATTGTATAGTTCGTACCGGTGGCGAAGATCACGCCAAACCCCGAACCTATGCCGTACTTACCGCCAGTTATGGTTGCCTGTCCGGAGAAATTGCCGTTAAAAATCACCGCTGGTGAATTTGGCGTCCAGCCTCCGGCCACGATGTTGCTGGTTAGATAGACGTCGTTGCCGTTTTGAAAGTAGTACGCGTTGCTTGCTGTTTGACTGGAAATGCAGTCCACGCAGCGAAAAAACTGCGGGGGCGCGCCCGATAGCGTGTTCGACATTTGAACGCCGTACGTAGTGGCGCCCGTCATGTCTACGTCCGTACCGTAAATTTCTGACGTTCCGGTGTCAAGTTGCAGAGCAGCGCTGCCGACAAGACCCGCAAGTATCCACTGAGCCGAGCCGTCCGTGACTGTCTGCCCGTAATTCTTCAACGTGGGTGCGCTACCCCCGCTAGTGCCCGCTTGGGAGCACTGAATCATATACCCGCCGGAAGTGACTACGGCCCCCCGCGCATAGGAAGTCGTCGCAGCCCACGCGTTTAGCGCAGTTCCGATTGCGGGCGGTCCTTCCGGCCATGCCTGATCTATTTTCATGCGATTGAACCAACCGCCGGCATTTTGTGCGTATACAAGTGAGCCATGACAGTACGAAATGTAACTGCGCCACACGAAAAACTCGCCATTGACGGCCGGCGGGCTGATTGACAGGCAGTTCGAACCGCCAAAGATGTTTAAACTATCCAGAAAACAATCGTTGCACCCGCCTCCGGTGCCCCTGATTAAGACCGCGGGAGTAATAGCACCAACCGTTCCCGTGTCTGTCGGGGCGCCTTTGCCGTAGATCGTTAAATTGTAAACACTTTGGTACGGCTGCGACAACTCTACAACTGAATTGTCCGTACCGCATGCCGATATAGTGGTGGACCGGCTTGTGGAAAAGAGCACTTCCCCCAAACTATTGAGGATCACGGGCCCGGTTTTGATGCAGTAGGATGAGCTGCACGGGGGCACATATATGGCCCCGCCCGTCAACCCCGCAACTGTGTCGGCTTGCTGGAAAGCGGGCGCGCTATCGGTCATGCCGTCACACACAGCGCCGTACGCAGTCGGGTCCACCCACGGACGGCCAGACCCGAAAATCTGGTCATGAGTGAAAACGTTGGGAAGCGTCAAGCTAGCAAACGGAGACGTTTGAAACGACGGGTCCGCATTCGGCCCATTGCTCAAAAAAGGCTGTCCGGCAGTCCCCGGCGCTGCGTTACCAAAACCGCTGATAGCTGCTCCTTGCCCGATCGGTACGGAGTGCTTCGGCGTCTGCCATTGCGCGGAGGCAGGCGAACATAACAAAGCACCGAGGGCAAGAACGTAAAAAATTTTCATGGCGCGATGACCCATCCATTTAAATCAGGCGAGGGATACAGCAAAACCCCGGCTAGCTGTACGGCAGTAGAGAGCAGTTGCCAAGATGGTTGTCGCATGATTGTGGAACCATCTGGTGTCGTAATTGTGATCGTATGGGCTGCAACAGTCGTGGACCAATCCACAATCCGAAGCGGACCCCCGCTAAGTCGCTGTGCGGCGAGCGCTGGAAGCAGCAACGCCGTTGCCGATGGCGCAGCGCGTTGTACAGCCAGCAGCGTCGTACCGGCGACGATGGCCGCCGACGCGGCGCTTACCGATTGAAAAGCATAGCCGTTTGTTGCTCCAGCGCCTGCAAGCAACGCGCTCCACAATGCGGGCGTAGCAGGTTGGTATTGGCCCGCGCCTGCGTTCCACAAAAACACGGCGCCTTCGGCAACCCATGACGGTATGGACGGCTTCAACCATACGGTCGTGGACTGATTGGCTGTCGGCGGTGCCTGCCCAACGGAAAGTTGAAACAGGCCCGCACGCGCGAGCGCAGCAACAACGTAATCCAGTCCCGGCATCTGCGTGACTTCAACGCCTGCGGCCGTCTGGCGGATCAGCGCAAGAAAATCAGTTGCGGGGCTGTACGTCATGTTACGGACTGATCCATGTGCCAGTGAAGTAATTTGCGATGACCGAGGCCGTAGTAAAGCCGGTGATAACTGGCGTCGTTCCGTTGGTGTCGATATCGATTTCCATAGTGTCGGTTGACCCGTTCATGGTGGCAACCGTACACGCTGCGGTCACGCCTTCAAAGGTATTGGCGCCCCCCGTCAAAGTTACGCCGCTGCCTTGCTCGGTGCCAGTCCCGTGCAAACCGTTCTTAGAAAACTGTACGATAATCAGACTTCCAAGCGAGTAGGTGGCACCTACGTATGCGGACGCGCAAAATTGATACGTGCCGGCGACTGTAGGCAGATAATTGTGGTTGGTCGCACTCCAAAAAGAATTACTGTCTATGTCAACGGTATCGTACAACACTTTAGTGTACGTACTGGCGCTAATCGACTGATTACCGACCAAATGAACCCGGAAGTTCGGTTGTACAGGCTGCCGAGCTATCGGAACCGTACCGCTAGCAAGATTAGAAGCGTTTAACGCGGTCAAGTTCGTACCGACGCCACTTGAAGGCGTGCCAAGCGCACCGCCGTTGACAACCGGGGAGCCGGCAGAACCTACAGCCGTACCGAGCGCCGCTGCGACGCCTGTTCCCAGTCCGCTAACGCCGCTCCCTATCGGCACCCCAGTTAAATTGGTGCCTACGCCCGACGAAGGCGTGCCAAGCGCACCGCCATTGATAACGGGGGCTCCGGCCGTACCGACGTTTAAACCCAGCGCCGTCGCCACGCCGGTACCAAGCCCGGTAACGTTGCCGATCGGAGGCGTGCAATTGGCAGCCGAAATAGCCGTTGTCAGGCCTTTGGCGTTTTGCGTTGTCGTGATGCACTGAGTTGCAGAACCAAAGGTACCGACATTGGCGTTGACGGTTGCAAGTGTGAGTACGCCGGCAGCCGAAATCGCGCCGTCCCCCGTGATTGTCTGGCAAACCGGGTCCGTCGCGCTTCCGATCGGGAGCTGTCCACTGCCGCAAAGCAGCGACGTGTAGCCCGATACAGTAGGGCCCTTGCCAATTGCAAAAGCATGGCTCGTAACTGTACCCGGATTTTGAGCATGCAGGGTCGTACCGAACGCAAATGCAAAAATCAGCGCCAGTAACTTTTTCATAGCGCAAATCCTCCCGGTACGGGTCGTAAAAACACGCTGCCCGCATCGGCTGCTATCGTCCATGAAGTTGCGGCGAGCGGGAGCACGTCACCGCCTGACAAATTAATCTGGATGTTGTGCGAGCCTGCATGATTGGCCCAGTCAGAAATCAAAACCGGACCCAGCATAGTTGCGGATGGCGGCATAAGCAGGGTAACCGCAGCCCCAACATTCTGCACGCGGACGATACCGGCGTTCACTTCTACAAGCACGGGGCCCGCACTCGTGACGTCCTGTACTACCGTTTGCGACGACGCACTCGAAAAGATCGCAGCCCACAATGCGGGCGTTGCAGGTTCGTACTCGACAGTCACCGCATTCCAAAGAAACAGCGTGCCTTCGAAGGCCCAAGACGGCATGGCAGGTTTGAACCATGCCGTCTTAGACTGATTGATAACTGGCGCGGTCTGCCCGATTGCAATCTGAAACATGCCGGCGCGGGCGAGCGCGTTCACGATATAGTCAAGACCGGGCATCCGTTCCGTACGGACGCCGCCGGGCAGTAACCGGAGCAGTGCAAGATAGTCAGTCGTCGAATCGTACGCCATCAATTCTTGCTCGCGATAATGCAGTCTACGTACGACAGTGCCAAGCTGACCGAATGGGTGTGCGCACCGCCACCGCCCGTGTTATTATCCGTAGAGACGCCGCCCGCGCCGCCGGAATTGCCGTAATATCCGATCGGCGAAACAGTACCGCTGTCTGTCGTGTTAAACAAGATACCAGAAATCGGATGTACGTGTGGTGGAATTTGTGAAGCATTCAGCGTCGTATTTCCAACTGAGGTTTGCGCGAACACCGTACTAAATGCAGTCCCGGGCGTCGTCCCGACCGCACCCGATACGACGCGCAAGCCGTAGTCATTGAGCGCCGTTTGTTTCGTCCACCCTACGGGCGCCGCCGTTTGCTGGAATAGCATCGTTGTTCCAGACGGGAACGTAGATGGTGCCGCAGCCCACGACGGGTTACCGGCCAAACCGCCGGCAGTCAGGACTAATCCGGCCGCACCGGGCGCGAGTGCCTTCCATGACGCAACATCGCGGTACAAAACATCGCCTTGCACGCTACCAAAAACAGCGTCAAGCAGCACGGAAAGCGTCTCCCACGCCGGTATGCCCGCGACTGGTGTCAAAATCGTATTCACCGCTCCGATGCCAAGCGCTTTCCACACTGCCGCGTCGCGATAAATAAGGTCGCCTTCCGCGGTGCCGAATGTGTTGTCAAGCGACGTGCTTGTGAGTACGTCGGCAGTGCCCGGTATCGGCGTAGTAGGCCACGCGCCCAGCACTTTGGGTCCGTACACGCCATTCGGCGCGTCTGTACGTATCGCAAAATCACCGTTATTGCCGATTGTGTTGATCGGCGGTCCGCCAATTGAAGTCCACCATGACACCCCGTTTTGTCCGGCCGACGCTTGGAGCATGTCGAGAAGCAACGCAGCCGTAGCGGGCGCGTAGGCACTCGCAGCGGGGTTCCAAAGGAACAGTACGCCTTCGGCGGAATTGCTCGGAACGGCCGTTTGCAGCCATGCGGTGGTCGATTGATTGGCAACTGGCGCCGTGGCGGAGACGGACAGATTAATTACGCCCGTACGCGCGAGCGCGGCAACCACATAGTCAAGCCCCGGCATTTCCACCTTGGAAACGACGCCGGCAATATTACGCCAAAGACCGAGGAAATCTGTCGCTGGGTTAAATACCATGGGTATCTTCCGCAGTGTACAACGGGTTCAACGTCACGGCGACGGCATTCGGCGAGCCCGGCCACGCGCCCGCGGCCTTCGGTCCCAGGATCGAAGGTTGCAGACCGTAGTTCGGATATCCACCCCAGACCAGACAGTAGTCGCCGTTTATGCCTACGTCATTCGTCGGAATAGAAGCGCCGAACCACTTAAGCTGCGCTTGATACGTCGCTGGTACTTGAAACAGATAGTGGCCCCAAGGGTCCGTATCGTCAATCGCGCGCTTGGTGTACAAGAACCACGACAACACGTCGATATACAAATCGCCTTGCACGCCGGCAGCCGGTCCCGGCGGGCCCAGGCCGCGAATGATCGAGCCGAATTGTTTCGACTGGAAGAAAACGCCGCCTTGAAGTGTTCCGTTGTCAAATCCGCTCACAATGCGTGACCGTCCTGGGCGGTGTACAACGGGTTGAGCACGACAGCGACGGCAGCCGGACCCGATTGCAGGCCTTGCTGCGTTACCGGGTCGCCGGCATTCGCAGTGACCGGCACGGCGAGGATAAATTCGTCCACTAGGCCGACCGCGATCAACTGCGTTGACGTGCTGTACGTCAACGGTGCGCCTTCGTCCAGCAAGCCGACTGGCAACACAGTTCCGGCGCCCGCAACTGCAATTGAAACGGTACCACCGTTGCCGTTTTCAGGCCACGAAATAGCTTGCTTGGGCCCGTAGATCGACGGTTGCATGCCGTAATTGGACCAACCACCCCAAAGCAAGCAATAGTCGCCCGAGATGCCGACGCTATCGTCTGGCGCGTACGCGCTAAACCACTTCAGCGCCGTACGATACGTCACCGGCACCTGAAACAGATAACGGCCCCAAGGGTCCGTATTATCCGCGCTCCGTTTAGCGTACAGAAACCATGTTTGCGTATCGATATAGGTGTCACCAACGACACCGGCTTGCGGCACGGGCGGCCCGGCGCCACGCAATATCGGGCCGAATTGCTTGGCCTGAAAAAAGACGCCGCCTTGAATTGACCCGTTATCGAAACCGCCCACTAGGTCACCGCTCCGCTTTCACCCGTACGGCTGATTTGCAGGCCCATCAAGAGGCCCGTACCGTCGCCGTTGTTGATATTCAAAATCTTGAGCCGCACAAAGCCCGCGCGGTGTGCCCGGCGTGACGTGGCAACCACCACGTTCTGCCAGTTATCGATCGGGAACTTGATCGGAGCTGCGCCGCCCAAAACGGCCAATTCCATGACCACGGTTGCTTCCGGCGCAACCGGCGTTGCGGTCACGGCGCTTTGCGCAGCGCTCGCAAACACAATGGACGCGCGTGCGATGTTGACCGCGATCGTATCGCCCTTATTGATCGGCAGCCAATCGGTGGCTAGGCCGATGGTGTCGGCATAGACCGTATCGTACTGCCGGTTGGGCGCCTTAGCCGTACCGCCCGGGCGATAGAACATTGTACGGCTCCATCACTTCTTATTGTACGACATGGCCTTGCTGCGCTTGCCATCCATGCCGCCGGGTTTGCGACCGCTGGACACGCCGCCCGTGTTTTTGAAGCCGCTGGGGGCGCCACTGAAGGTCACGCCGCTGCCTTCGCCTTCGCCGTGGCTGGCCTTGGCAAGCCGGCGATTGCCGTTCGAAATGTCCGCAGCGGCGCCCGGGTAGCGCTTCAACGGCCCGGCCGGCACCGCAGGGCGCCCGCCGAACTTCGTCGTTGGCGGCCCCATTTCGTTGGGCACGCATGCGTTACTGCCCTTGGGGTTAAAGCCGGACTTGTGACCCTTAAAAACGCTCATGCTCAGTGCTCCTATTGTGGGGCGTCCGGCAGTTCCTTGATGATGGAAGTTGCCCGCCGATCTTCTGGCGTTTCCGGCGCATGGCGCTTGAAACGATGCAGCAGCCCCAGCTTATCAGACATCTGGAACAACATAAAGGCCGCCGACACAATCATGTAGACCGCCGTGGGGGCCGGAACGTAGGCCCAAAGCTCGTTCAACCACGGCCAAGACACCACCGTAACGCCGGCTACCGGCCAGTTAAGCGTGTCAAGGTGGTGATGCACTGTTGATCCCCGGTTATAGATTTGCATGACGCTTTACCCTAAAAGTTGCTGCCGCGCCGCGCTGAAAAGCCGCTGTCGTTCCTCCATTGCGCTATCGTTTGCCTTCACAACTTCATTGCGGAAACTCTCGATAGCCGCGCCGATCTGCCGCGATACCTGGGCGTTTTCAATCAACAGTAGCGGCAGGAAGCTGTCAACGCAACCGTGCCGATCAACGATCGCGCCGGTTTGCGGGTCCGTACCCTTGATACTGACGAATTTCGGACATTCGCACTCCGCCAAGATTTCACGGCACGCGCGCGTAAAGCCGGTCGCGGGGCACCTAACCTTCAAGTCTGGCAGCATCGGCTTTGGCCTTCTTTTTTGCATCGGCCGCCAACTTTGCAGCATGCCAGCCATCAAGTTGCGGCTTGAACTCCGTCGTATCGGCAATCGTCGCGTTGGGCTTCTTCGAACGCGCACCGCAATGCGTACACACCGTCATGCGGTACTCAACTTCGCCCGTGGCACCAGTCCACTGCAACGCGTGAAAGTCGGCGGGCAGCGAACTGCAATCGACCTTGTAGCCCTCGCCATCCACGCTCACGAAATTGTCGTCTCGAATAATCGTTACGCGCATGCGCTACCTTCCTGCCCACGAACCGGTACGCTCGAACACGCCGGAAAAGCCCGTCGTACCCGCAACGGCCAAATGATACTGCCCCGCCGCCAAGTGGTACTCGTACAATCCGTTGGCGACAATCGAAGCACCGATGTTAATGTACTCCGCACCCAACACCGGGTCCGCAATCATGCGCTGAAGCTGCGCCGTACCCCACACCGAGGCCGTCGCCGTGAGCGTGTACACACCGGCTTTGCACTGAAAGTCGATAACCGGAATGACGTTGTTCGACCACTGCTGATAGTCGCGCGGAATGGAGACGATGGGGTTCATAGCCACGGCGGCAACTCCTTGCTACATCGATTTCCAAGCAGCGCCGTTGCACACGACAAGCACGGCAACGTTGCTGCCGCCGGTCACGGCTCCGTTGTACGTCGGCGTCGTTGCATCGGTGACGCCTAGGATGATGCCGATGTTGAAGCTGTCGCAAATCGGGAGCTGCGCAGTCGTCATGAAGGGCACCTTAACCGCGCCGCTGTACGGAACATGAATGGTTGGCATGCCCTGCTTGGAAGTCTGCGCCGCAGCCGCGATCGGAGCGGAGAAAGCAAGCGACATCGCGAACGCGCAAGCAAAATATTTACGCATGGGAGCAATCCTCCGGTTGAAAGTGAAACCGGGAGCCGAAGCCCCCGGCTGCTAGGCGCTGTTAATGTGCGCCGATCGGGAACGGAAGTACGGTAAGACCGGGGCCATTCTGCGCCAGAAGGCAGACACGCGCTTGCGTGTACAGCGGCAAGTCAGGCCCGCCGCTAGATGGCAAGCCGACGTTCGGCACCGGAGGCAGGCCCAGCAACGAAGCGAAGGTCGGACAAGCCATGCCCCAGGCAAGCGGAGTGGACGCCGCAACCGTCATCGCCGCGGAGAGCGTAATGGTGGTCGTGCCGTTGAACGCTGCCACGGTGGTGCCCGACGTAATGCCGGCGCCGGAAATTTCGCAACCCACACATGGCGGGTCCGCGGCTGCCGTCGCCGTGAGCGTCAACGTGGTGGACGAACCCGACGTGGAGCCGACGCCGGCACCCTGCGCGGTGAACAGCCAGCCGTTGCCTTGCAGCACCTTCAGTTCCATGGGGCCGTTGCCCATGTCCAGAACGCTGTTGATGATAACGTTGTTCGGAAGCGCAACCACGGTCTGCGCCAAGGCGCCATCGGTGGGCAGCAACAGAGCAACAACGGCCGCAATCGCGAGCGTTGCACCCTTCAGTTTGGAAAGAAATTCCTTCATTGTCCTGTATCCTCGTTTCAGGGTGCAGTGAGAAGCGAGAGCGTACGGACGCTCTCGCCATGTTCTCGTTAGTCGGCGACGTTCACGCCGTTGGCGAATGCGTGCCGGCTCTTGTTGAAAGTCACCTTCGCGACGAAGCCCGGCGAAGTGGGGTCGTTGCCGATCTGCTCGCCCGAACCCAGGATGCGCAATGGCAGCGTGGCCGTGGTCGCAATCGTTGCCGGGTCCAGCGAAAGACCGGAGACGCCGAAGCGCGTCGCCTGAAAGCCCGCGTTCGCCTTCACGTCGATACCGTCCATGAGCTGCAAATTGAACGCGGTCCCGGGCACCGTGGGCACAGTCGCGGTAAATTCCATGCCGGGGTCCGTCTCCACCCAGAACCACGCTTCGAAGCTCGCCGGTTTGTACTGGAAGCCGTTCTTGGCCATGTACAGCGTGATCGGACCGAAGCCGACAATGGCGCCGACAATCAGCGACGTGGTATCGGCGGGCACCCAACGCGTGATGTTCGGCGCAATCGATTGGTTGCCCAGACCCGAACCACCGCCATTGCCGATGACGGTGGTTGCCGGGTTCGCGGCCGGCGGGCCGATGTTGGCCGGGTTGTCGGCGCCGCCTTGGGTACCGATCGAGCCCGACGACGCAACGGCGATATCACCGCGGAACATCGCGTTGGTGTCCGCAGCCGGGACGTGGAAAAGCCTCACAGAAGCGTGGAACGGGTCGCCGGCTGCGTTGATCGCGGGCAGCAAACCGGAATAGTGGCGGAAGCCGCCGCCCAAAATGGGCTGGTTAACAATTTGCACGGTATAGCCTCCTATGGGCGCGGTTGGAAATCTTCACCAAATCACCGATAACACGCCGGATTGTCATACATCAAGGGTTTTTGTCCACATTTTGTGGGGTGTATGACAATGGGGCCTAAATGTAGCGGCTTGACATGTTCCTTGTACGGAACTATGTGTACAGCGCTGTACGTACTACGTTTGTACAGAAAAATGTGTACAACACGCAAAGGAGGTTGAAATGGTACTCGCACGCTTGCTTGTCGGAGTTTTCCTGAGTTTTGGCGCCGTTGTTGTGTTGGGGCTCGTATTTCTGACGATATCCGATATCGTCGGTTGGCAGGTCACGAAATCGGCGCAGCCAATTCGCGTTGTGTACATGGGTCGCACACGCTAAAATATTTGTGCTGCCGGCGTACGAATGTCGGCAGCACATAAATACGGAGCCGTCGAAATGACGTTACCCTGGGAAACTAAGCTGGACCCTTATCCGTCCCGTTGCGAAAACATTAACTGTCCGTCTTGTCTGCACCCAGCAGAATGCGCAAAGTACGACGGTATCCCCGCGTGTTTGAAACGAGACGCAAACAACCGCGCGCCGTGGATGAATAAAATTAATCCCGCAAAAGGTCTTCAAGCGAGCCCGCCGAACTGGGTTCCGCCTTGGGTAACCAACTCTCCGCTTCCCGACGCATAGCGGCCCGTACAATGCCCGTTACGCTGCTGTCTCGCGCGCGTTCGAATAGCAAAATCTCGCCTTCGGCCATCGCCTTATCAACTTCCGGGTCTTCCTTGAGGTTTTCCGGACGGAGCCCGGCCGCACGCGCCGCAAGCTCTAGCGGCACGCCGAACTTGAGCCGTTCAAGCATGCGCTCCCGTGGCGTCAACTCTTTGAGCGTTGGCGGCGGTTGACTGAGCCACGGAAATAACGACACGTTTAAACGTTTTACCTCTTGAGTACGGCGCGGTTGGTTTTCGTATCGTACTCATAGTGCTCCGCCGACTTGCCGCTGGCCTTCGAAGCACGGTCGATTGCCCTGCCAGCGGCCCCCATCTGATCGCGTCGCGCACCTTCTGCCGTAAGCTGCTCGGAGTTGGTATGCACGTGTCCGCGGTCACGCAAAATCGATAACGCCATGTCTCGCGCTGTGTGGCTCGGCGTGCCGCTGTCTTTCAACTGCTCCGCCAGCCGGTCGATTAGCGGCAAATGCATGTGCGCTTCATTGCGTGCCATTACTCTTTGCCCCGACGTACGCTAGCATCTTGCAAAATCGAAACAGGGTCCGTAAGCGCAGTACGCTCAGCGTCTCGCGCGGCATCGCGGTCCAAATAATAAGTCAGCATTTCTGCGGCCGCATACAATGACCAATCAAGATCATTTAATCCGCCTAGCGCGCTCACAGCCTTTCCATAAAACTCTAGCCGCTCCACCAGCTCTCTCGGTGACTTCGGCCGGGTATCATTATCGTCACTCATTACTGCGCCCCCTGTACGGCTCCGCGTTGCGCCGCACCTTGGGCGAGGCTCGGAAAGCCGTTCTTCGCTTCGTTGGCTAAGAAATCTTTGAACATCACGGCTTTGCCCAGAATGCGCGCGTTCATGTAGCCTTGCGCAATCTTGTACAGACGATACCCGCCGATCGCAGCACTTACCGCGCCCAGCGTCGGGATGCCGCTGGCGTTAGTCGCAGCTTCGCCGGCAATGATCGGCGTCATCAGCGCCGCTTCTGACTTCCAATCGCCCTTCGCGCCGGCCTTCATTGCGTTGAACGCGCGCATTGCCGATGGGTCGCCCTTCGCAAATTCGGTGAAATTCTTTTCCAGCTCGCGCGCTTCCGGCGTGTTGCCGGCCGCGAGCGTCGTTCGCATCTTTTCGTAATTCATGCCGTTGGTGGCGTTCATGACCTTGGCGTAACGCTGGTCAAGATTTTCAAGGTTGCTGATAATCGCCTTGCCGCGATCGGCACCGAACACGTATTCGGCTGCGGCCTTCTGTTGGTTCCGTACGCCTTGGAAAAGATTGTTCATTGCGGTGGCGCTGGTCTTGTCTCCCGCGTTCAAGAAGTCCATGCGCTGCCTAATCAGCTCAGAACCGGCGTCTTGCAACTGTTGCCACTTCTGACCCCAGTTCTGAGCCGGCGCCTTTATCAGCATTTCCGCATGTTCAGCTTGCGGCCGGAACTGTTCCGGAACGCTGCCGGTCATGTTGTCTGCCGTACGGAGCTGCGCAACCGGACCGTCTGGTACGGGCTGGTTCGGCTTCGGTGCGCCAACGCCGGTATCGTTCACTTGCTGGCGCAGCTCGTTATAGCCGGCCGATACGTTGGCGCGCTCCGAATTGGCTCGGCGCATCGTAAACGCTTCACCGGCAGATGTAGGCGTCGGGCCCTTCGCCTGATCGTATGCGTACACCATGTCTTCAGGGCTCTGCCCGTGCGCCTTGATAAATTCGCTCGCGGCTTCTTCCTGGGCCTTCGCTGCGTCGTACTTCGGATTGGGCGAGCTGGCACCCGCAGCCCCGGCAATCTTCGGTTCCTCCGTTTCCAGCGTCTTGCGTGCTTCGGACAACTTGCCGGCCATTTCCGACATTTGTACTTGCGCATCCGGCTTGTAGTTCGACAACACGCGATGCGCAGCCGGGCCCAGCGCGGAAATGAAGCGCCCCAGCATTTCGCCGCCAAGCGCATAGCTCCCGCCTTCCACCGCACTGTCGATTACGTCCGCCGTGCTTCCGCCCCCTGCCGCGGTCGCGCCGGCATCAACTGCCGCAGCGCCGCCAACACGAGCCGCAGCGCCAAGCAACGGCCTTGCTTCCGGCGCGATACCCAGGACGCCACCGAGCGCGGCTTGCTTCGCGATCTTCACCGGGTCTTGGCTTTCGCCGCGCATCCAGCTCTGAAACGCTTGGCCGGCTCCGCCACCAGCCGCGCCACCCGCCACAGAACCCACGGGCCCGCCAGCCGCCGCGCCGGCAATGCTGCCTACGGTGCTGCCGATCGCGGGCGCGTTGCCTACTACCGGCCCGGCAGCACGCTCTGCCGGCGTTGCAATGCGGTCACCCTGGGGCGTCGTTGCGCCGTTCCATGGCGCCGCGCCGACGTCGGGCAGCGAAGCGGTATTGACCGGCTGCTGTGCCGTGCCTTTGCCCATTTCCGCAGCGTAGCGCTGCATGGCTACCGCAACCGTAGGCCTGCCCTTGTAGAACATCGGATTGTTGTTCGCAGCCACGTCGCCGACAACCGTACGGGCGTCGGCGTTCGGGTCCGCATGCAGCAGTTTCGCAGCGCCGTTTGCGCCCAGGTTATGCGCGACGTACAAGTTAACATCGTTCACGGGCAGGTTGTTTTGCTGCAACTTTCCGGCATTCTTCGCCGTAAACGTTTCGGCCGCTTGCGTCTGCTGTGCCGGCGTCGCATCTTTGGCGCGCATCGCGGTCACGCCGGCCGGGCGGTTTTCCAGCCACGTTGCATCCGTCATTTGAAATGCGCCGCTCGCGCTGGTCTTCGGCGTACCGGCAGTCCACGGCGTTTTTTCGTTGCCGCTTTCAATGCGCTGCATCGCCGGGAAGTAACCGGGCGTCCCGCCTGGGGGTACGCGGGGCGCGACCGGTTGGCCGGCAATCGTGATGGGCGTTGGCGCGGGACCGCCACCACCGGGACCGCCACCACCGGGACCACCACCACCACC